CTTCTGTGTCCATCAGCGATTTGCTCCAGTCGGGGCAATCGTGGCTTTTGACACCCGACAAGTCAGAGCCTAGCATGACTGGTAGTGCGAACAGTTTCCCAGTAGCTTCTGACAGGTCTGTGCTAAACAGCCTGTTTCCAGAAATTCAACGAAAGGAGCACAGATGGTAGCAAAAGTCAGATGCAAGCGCCCTCGGAAAGACGCAAACGGCAATCCGTGTGATTGCGGACGTTATCTTGGTGAAGTGGAAGGTAAGTTTTCCCTTCTGTGCCCTCTTTGCCATTGGATTACAATTGGAGATTCCAACCTTCCAAAAGAAACATGGGTCTCCGTACCAAAGTTTAAGAACTGAATAGCTTTTGAAGCGCAGTTGTAAGCGCAGTGAGATAGACCTTAACAGGTTTGTCTTGCTGCGCTTTTTATTTTGCCGGAAAGGAGGAACACATGGCTGAGTATCAGATGGTTGTTGACGGATTCTTGAATAAGCCGCTGACCGGACGTAGACCGATTGAAACGCCGGAGACGGAAATCAATCGGGAGAACGTGCTGAAAGTGGTCATGGGCAAGGCGGAGCCTATTCATCTGCTAAATAAGAACGAGATTCGCTTTCTGCACAACTACTACTTGGGTAGCCAGCCTGTTCTCCACCGTACGAAGGAATACCACGCTGAAATCACCAACCGCATTGTAGAGAACCACGCCAATGAATGCGTGGGCTTTTACACAGGTTACATGAGCGGCACGCCTTGCTCTTATGTGCGGTCTGAAACGGCAACAGGTGACGGTGAGGAAATCGCCCGGCTGTCTAACGCCTTGCAGTATGAGGGCAAGGACGCGCTTGATCGGCGGCTCTGGCAGTGGATGTTGGAGTGTGGACAGGGATACCGCATCGTTCTTCCTGACAAGGGGTATGGCGGCAACTACCCGGACGAAACACCCCTGCTGGTGGACGTTCCAGACCCTGACATGGCGTATGTGATTTACAACTCCGGCATCGGTCACAAGCCGATTGCCAACGTGCTGCATATCCCGCGCAATTATCAGAATGACCTGAACGACCTGATTTGCGTGTACACGCCAAACCAGTACTTTGAAATCGACAACGGCAAGATCACAAAATCTGAAAGCCATTCTCTGGGGATGCTTCCGATGGTCGAATACAAGCTCAACCCGGAGCGCATGGGTCTGTTTGAACCGGCTATCCCTGTGCTGGATGCCATCAACGACCTTGAAAGCAACCGTCTGGACGGCGTGGCACAGTTCATTCAGTCCATCATGGTGTTTACCAACTGCCTTGTGGACGAAGAAGCCTTAAAAGCTGTTAAGGCTATGGGCGCAATGTGCCTGAAGTCATCTTCCGGTCAGCCAGCTTCGGTCGCACAGCTTGCAAACGAGCTTGACCAGCAGCAGAGCCAGACCTTGCTTGATTCCATGTTGAACGTGTACCGCAGCCTGACTGCTATGCCTAGTGCCACTGGCAGTGAAAACGCAACGTCTGACAACGTGGGCGCAGTTATCGTTCGTAACGGTTGGAATCACACCGAAGCAAGGGCGCAGCAGTATGAGAATATGTTCAAGTTCTCGGAACGCCAAAGCTTGTCTGTAATGCTGAAAATCCTGCGTGATACGGCTGGCTCTAAGCTGATGGCAAGTGACATCAACATCAAACTGCCCCGCCGTCAGTACGATAACCAGCAGAGCAAGGTTCAGATTTTCGCACAGATGCTTAGCCAGAGCATTGACCCGCAGTTGGCGTTCACAACGCCCGGTCTGTTCCCTGACCCGCAGGCTGCTTACGAAATGAGCAAACCGTTCTTGATTGCCGCTGGCAAGCTGGGCGAGGATGGGAAAGCACCGAAGCCGAGACAAGCAGTCTACCGATAGCAATAAAGAAACAGAGGGCGAATAACCCTTTGCATATTCCGGCAGGGAAGCCGGGATACAAATTTCGCAGCGTTGCAGGGAAGCAACGGTAAAAAAACGCAGGAGGAAATTAACAATATGAACTACAAAGCGTTACTTGGTGATGCCTACAAAGAGGGCATGACCGCCGATGAAATCATTTCTGCGCTTGAAAAGGTTGCAGACCCTAGCGCAGAGGTCGAGAAGCTGCGCAACGCCGTAACGAAAGCCAACGGTGAAGCAGCCGAGTACAAGAAGCAGCTCAAGGCAAAGCGCACCGATGACGAGAACGCCGCACAGGAACAGGCTGACAAGCTGGCAGAAATGCAGAAACAGATTGAAGCCCTGACTGCCGACAAGGAGAACCTCGTCAAGGAAAAGACCCTTGCATCTTACCGTGAGAAGTTCGTTGCACAGGGTTATGACGCTGAACTGGCTGGCAAAGCTGCATCTGCGCTGGCTGACGGCGACATGGACAAGGTGTTTAAGTTCCAGTCGGAGTTTATGACCGCCCATGACACTGCATACAAGGCTTCTCTGCTGAAGGATATGCCCACGCCTCCGGGTGCGGATGGCAAGGGCGGCTCTGACAGTGAGGGCGTGGCGTTTGCCAAGAGCCTTGCACAGCAGAACGCAAATACTTCTAAGGCATCGAGTGACGCAATGAGTGCTTTCCATTAACAAGGAGGAAAACATGAAGTTTACCCGAAACACGGTCAACGGAATCAACGATACCATCCTTGCTTCCAATGACTACACCGCCATTCCCTTTACCGTGACCGAAGCTGCTGCGGTTAAGGCTGGCTATCCCATGACGTTGGCTGGCAAGAAAGCTGTTGCTGCTGGCGAGACTGGTTCTAAGACAATCAACGCTGACGGCATCCTACTGTATGACGTTGACCCGGCAGAGAACCCCAATGCTTCCCTGCTGATTCGTGGTGTTATCGACACCAAGAAGGCAGCGGCAAGTTCCAGCTTCACCTTTGATGCTGACGCAATCAAGGCACTCAAGACTGCCGTTCCCGGCATCTTCTGCCGTGACAACATCAGCGTAAACGCTTAATAGGAGGTAAAACAACATGGCACTGAATCTTAAGGAAGTCTTTGCCCCGGCTGCGATTGCCGCCTATTGGACGAACGACCCCACCAATGCGATGCCCTTTGCATCTGACGCACTGTTCCCCGCAAAGAAGAAGGCTGGTCTCGACCTGAAGTGGCTGCGTGGTCACAAGGGCGTTGGTGTTTCTCTGATGCCCAGCGCATTTGACGCAAAGGCTACGTTCCGCACCCGTGAGGGTTTCAAGTTCGATGAGACCGAGATGCCGTTCTTCCGTGAGGGCTACCATCTGGGTGAGAAAGACCGTCAGGAAATCCTTCGTGTCCTGGACAGCAACGACCCCTATGCCCGTGACGTGATGAATCGCCTGTACGATGACACCGCACAGCTTATCACTGGCGCACGTATCGTTCCTGAGCGCATGATCTGGCAGCTGCTGGCTCCCACCAATGGCGTTCCCGGCATTACCATCAAGGCAAACGGCGTGAACTACACCTACAACTACGACCCGGACGGCACTTGGAAGTCCACCAACTACAAGGAAGTCTCCGTCGCAAAGTCTAAGTGGAACGTCACCACCGCAACTCCCATTGCAGACCTGAACGCCGCAAAGGACGCTATTCTGGCAAGCGTGGGCGAAGTCGTGACTGAGGTGTACATGAACACCTCTACCTTCCGCAACATGATTGCTGCGGATGAGGTGAAGAACCGGTTCATGACCGTCACCGCAAAGGCAAACGCCGTTCTGCTGGACGCTGAAGCACGGCAGATTATCGAATCTGCAACCGGTCTGAAGATTCATCTGTACGACAAGATGTTCAAGGCAGACCAGTACAGTGCAAGCGAGAAGTATCTGCCTGACGGCATGGTGGTTATCACCCCTGCTGGCGCGCTGGGCAATGTCTGGTACGGCACTACTCCTGAGGAAGCCGACCTGCTGTCTGGCCAGTCTGGTGCATCCGTGTCCATCGTGAACACCGGCGTTGCCATCACCACCGAGCTGACCGTTCATCCGGTCAACGCCAACGTCTATGCTTCTGAAATCGTCCTGCCGTCCTTTGAGCGCATGGACGCTGTGTACTGCATCAAGGCTTACTAAGGCGAAAGGAGGAAAGCAGCATGGGAGACCAGTATTCCGAAGCGGCAGTCAAGCTGGGGCAGTACATTGCTCCTGCACTTGACCGTGAAGTCACGGACGAGGACTACTCACTCTTCGACCTGCTGCTTGATTTCGCCAAAGACAAGATATTTGCACAGGGCTACCCTTTCGGCAATAGACCGGACGAGCTGCCTTTGCAGTATCAGTCGTTGCAGATACGCATTGCAGCGGAACTGTACAACCACATCGGCGCAAACGGACAGACGAGCTATACCAATAATGGCATTACTCGTGTGTGGGAATCGTCCGATGTGGCACAATCTCTGCTGAATGAAGTAGTTCCGAGAGTAGGTGTTATCGGCTGATGTTCAATGGAAGCCCGCTGGACAAGCGCCCGCTGTGGTATTCAAACCCCATCGGCGAGAAAGAACCTGTTGTAGATGAATGGGAAAACGAAACCGGCGAAACATCGCAGACGTGGAGTGGCCCTGCAAAGCTGATGCTGAACGTCAGTCCTCCTACTGGTTCTGCTGAAGCAAGCCCTTTTGGGGCGTTCACGGATTACAGCTATGTGGTCAGTTCGTCCAGCAAAAAGCATAACACTCCACTTTATGAGGGTACACACGTCTGGTTTCAAACGGACATTTCAAAGCCGTTCAATTACATTGTGGTCAAGGTCGCAGAGCATATCACAGACACGTTGTATGCGCTGAAAGAGGTGGCTGCAAGTGAAAATTAAAGTAAGGCTGAGCGATGCCGGGCTTCGTGATGCGGAACGTCAGATACAGGAGTACAAGACCACCCTGAACAAAAAGGCGCAGGAGTTTGCAAAGGCGCTAGCGCAAAAAGGCATTGACGTTGCGACTGTGCGGTTTGCTAACGCACAGTATGCTGGAGACAATGACGTAACAGTTGAGCACGACCCGGTACAAACGCCAAATGGCTTTGCGATCGTAGCGCACGGAAAAGCGGTTGCCTTTATCGAGTTCGGTACTGGCGTATCCCATTCCGCTTATGGCGGCGAACTCCCCGCTGGCATGGGCGAACACGGAACATACGGCAAAGGGAACGGACAGCATAAGCGCTGGTACTACTACGGCGAATCTGGCAACGCTGGAACGCCTGTTAAACAGGTTGATGGCAAAGGTCAGTTGAACTACACCAGTGGCAACGAACCGGCTATGGCTATGTGGGGAGCTGTTGAAGAAATGGCTTCTCAGGTAGAAGCAACGTGGAGGGAGGTCTGGAATAGTTGATCGATTATTTCAATCCCATCTTCACGGCTGTTGCGGCCGAACTTCGGAAACAGGTTCCTGGCATTTTTGTCACCGGTGAAATCAACGATAGCAACGTCAAAAAGTTTCCGTGTGTACAGATAGAGGAAAACAACAATGTTCCAACTCACAAGGATTCTTCCAGACGAAGCAAGTACGCCGCCGTTTCCCTGCGTGTGCGTGTCTATTCCAACAAAACCAGCGGACGCATTGCAGAAGCCCGCTCCATTGTGGACATCGTGGATTCTGTATTGGAACCGCTCAATTTCTATCGAAAATCGTTTGCCCCGTTGAATGGGCTGTACAACAATTCCGTCTATCGGATTGATTGCAGCTATGGGGCAACAATCGGAGAGGACGGAATGATTTACCGAAACTAAGGAGGTAAACATTCTATGAGTACTGCTATCTCCGGTCTGAATACCACCCTGTATTGTGGTGCTACCGAGTCTGCATTGACGAAGTTGTGTGACATCAAGGATGTCCCGGATATGATTTCCGATCCGAACCTTCTGGATGCCACCACCCTGTCTGATCCGATGCAGAAGCAGATTTTTGGTATTAACCAGTCCGATATTAAGGCGTTTACCGCAAACTACAACAAGGAAGATTACGAATCGGTTCAGAAAGCTGGCTACGATGAATCTGCCGAAGAGAACCCCGACAAGTACTATGCAATTAAGATGCAGGACGGCTCCGGATTCACTTGGCAGGGTATGCATCAGGTTGGTCTGTCCGGCTTTGGCGTGGATGAGGTTGTGGAAATGACCATCAACTGCATTTTCCACACCAAGCCGAAGTTCGTTAAGGCGCTGACCATCAACGGCGGCTAAACCGCAAAAATCGAATCAATCAAACCGGGCAGAACTGAACATTGGATTTGGTTCTGCCCCTATTTATAAAGGAGAGCATTTATTATGGCTGCAAAGGTTATCAATTATCATTCCCCCGATGGCAAGAACACTTATGAACTAACTTTCACCCGTGACAGCGTGGAAGCCGCCGAACGTGCAGGTTTTCAGATTGGTCAGTACACCCAGATGATCAATCTGCTGTCCAACTCCCGTGCTCTGTTCTACGGCGCTTTCATTGCACGGAACAAGGGCATCAAGCGCAAGGACGTTGACGAGATGTTCCAGCATACCGAGGAGAAGGAAGAACTGATGGGCATTTTGCTTGAGATGTTCATGGATGCTTCTAAGTCTCTGCTGGCGACTGACACTGAGGACAAGACCGCAAAAAACGCAACGTGGGAGATTGTGTAACCGCACAATCTCAAGAATCAGACGGAGAGGGAGAACCGTTTTCCTTCTCCAAGCTGTTCCACGATGTAGAAGCCTATTACATCTCCATCGGCATGACCTACGACCAGTTCTGGTACGGCGATGTCTGGCTGGCTAAGGTATACCGTGACGCAGAGGAGCTGCGAGAACGCAGAGCCAATGCAGAAGCATGGAGAAACGGTTTTTACATGGCATCTGCGCTTTCCTCTACGGTTGGCAATATGTTCCGAAAGAAAGGGTCTAAACCTATCAAGTACATGGACAGACCGATTCCCCTTACCCAAAAGGAGAAAGACGAGTATGAATACCAACGCGCAGTTGAGGCGCAGGAGCGAATCAAGAGAATGATGTTCTCTATGATGGAAAGTGATGGTGGTAGTGATGGCTGATGTTGATATTACGAGCTTATCCGTAGAAATCTCTGCGGAATCGCAGGGCGCAGAGCTTAATATCGACAAGCTCGCTACCGCCATTTCTAATTTGCGGACAAAGGGCAACGTCACGAAGGTTGTGAACAGCCTTGACAAGCTGGCTAGTTCTATTGCAACGCTGAAACAGGCATCCGCTGGAATGTCCGGGCTGGATAAAATCAATAACTTCTTGAACGGGCTTTCCAATGTCAACACGACCGCAAGCGCAAAGAGCATCAACACGGTCGTGAATGCAATCAAGAAGATTCCTGCGGCAGTCTCCGGCTTGAACGGTGTGGATTTCTACTCCATGTCTGGAAGCATCACTCAGCTCACTAATGCTTTAGCTCCTCTGTCCATTCTGGACGCATCGAACCTTAAAGCTCTTGGTAGCGCTTTCAATGCGATCGGGAAGGTTCCTGACCTGACCGACAAGCTGAAAGCCACCGACCTCGATTCTTTTGCAAGTTCTTGCCAGAAGATTTCCGCCGCCCTTACTCCCCTTGCATCTCAGCTCGACAAGGTGGGCAATGCTTTTGCAAAGCTCCCTCCGCAGTTGAGCAAAGTGGTCACACAGGCAAACCGCGTGACCGCAGCCAACGAGAAGCAGCGTAAGAGCTATCTCAGTCTGTCCAATCAGATGAACGGCTTTATGCGAAACATGGCAAAGTTGGTTTCGTTGAAAGCAATTGCTGATTATCTTGGCAACGCTGTTGCAAAGTTCAATGACTTCTACGAAGCGGCTAATATGTTTGGCGTATCGATGGGTGACATGACAAACGAAGCAAGCGGTTTCATTGACAAGATGGAACAATTGCTTGGAATCGACCCGTCAGAAGCCATGAACGCTATGGCGAACATTTATAGCATGACAAAGAGTTTCGGACTTGCAAAAGAGCAAGCATATACTTTGTCTAAAAGCCTTACCCAGTTAGGCTATGACCTTTCTTCGCTGAAAAATATTCCTATTTCGCAAGCGTTTACGAAGATTCGTTCGGCTATGGCTGGCGAACTTGAGCCAATGCTTCAGCTTGGCGTTGATATTTCTCAAGCGAGACTTCAGCAAGAACTTCTTGCGCTTGGCTTTAATAAACAGGTTTCCACGCTTTCTCAGGCAGATAAAGCTACCTTGAGATACATCGCAATTTTAAAGCAGACCACCGATGCACAGGGCGATTTTGCTCGAACGCTCTCCAGTCCTGCGAATATGATTCGCATTCTGAAAGCACAGTTGTCTGGTCTTGCGCGAGATGTTGGTTCTTTGCTTTATCCTGCATTTAAGGCAATTCTCCCTGTTCTGATTGCGGCAGTTGAACTTATCCGGGAGTTCGTTCAGTGGGTGGCAAAGCTGATGGGCGTAAAAGTCGTGCTCACTGACTTTGCCAAAAGTGCTGACAGTGTTGGCGGCATCGGTAACGCAATGGACGAAACAACCGATTCGACAAAGAAAGCCGCCAAAGCCCTCAAGGACTACACGATGGGCTTTGATGAACTGAACATCATTGACCCCACACAGGGAAGCTCCGGCTCTGGCAGCGGTGCATCTGCTGGCAATATCTTGGGTGATGTAGACCTGTCCGGTTACGATATGTTTAAGGACTACAACGAAGAATTTGCAAAGCAGATTGACGCTATCAAGCAGAAAATCAAAGATATGCTTCCTCTTATAGCGACTGTAGCAACCGCTCTTGCCGCTTGGAAGCTCACAAATCTTATTACGGATATTGTGGACGCTATCTCCAAAATGAACGCGCTTAAATCCATTGTTTTGGGGCTTGGCGTTTTTACGGTGGGTGTCGTTCTTGAGATTACAGGTATCAAAGACGCGATTGAAAATGGCGTAAATGGAAAGAATTTCGCCGAAATTGTTCTTGGCGCTTTGATTGGAACTACAGGGGCAGCCATTCTTGGTAAAGGCATTGCACAGTTTATTGTAACCGGTTTTGGCAGTTCTGCTGTCGGACAAGCGATTAAAACTGCTGGTGGCTCTACCGCTGGTGCAATTATCGGCGCAGCCGTTGGTGGAATTGTAACTGGCATTCCCATGTTCGTGACTGGCGTTTATGACGCTGTCAAGAATGGTCTGAATAAATTGAATGGCGTTTTAATTCCTCTTGGCTCTACTATGACTGGTGCTGGCATTGGTGCAATTATCGGCTCTCTTGGCGGCCCAATCGGTACGGGTATCGGCGCTTTGATTGGCCTGATTGTTGGTGCAATGACAGACGTTGGAATTGCCATCTATCAAAATTGGGATAAAATCACTTCTCAACTTGATAAAGTAAGCGCCGAATTTAAACAATGGTTCGTTGGTGTCGGCGAGTGGTGGAATGAAAAGTGGGAAGGCTTTAAGACCAATTTTCAGACCGCGTGGGAAAGCCTTCCCGGGTTTGTGCAGCATCCCATTCAAGCACTCGACCAAGCCAGCGCAGGGCTGAAGCAGTGGTTTGTAGGTGTTGGCGAGTGGTGGAATCAGAAATGGTCTGGATTCAAGACTAACTGGGATAAATCCTGGAACAGCCTTGTTGATACCATAAAAAATCTGCCACAAAAATTTCTTGACTATGGCAAGAATATCGTAGAAGGACTTATCAATGGTATCAATAACGGAGTCGAGACTGCCAAGAAAACTGTCGGCGGCCTTGCAAAAGCTATCATTGACAAGTTCACGACCGATACTGAAATTCACTCTCCGTCTAAGGTCTTTGAGCAGTTTGGCATTTACATCGACCAAGGCCTTGCAAATGGTATCACTGGCTCTCTCGGTTACGTCAACGATGCTATGAATAAACTTGTAGACGCCACCAAGCTCAAGGGCGAAGAGATGGCGAACTATGGCATTGACTGCGGCACAAGTTACGTCAACGGCATCATTTCCGGGCTAGACTCTAAGTGGGCCGAACTCGATAACAACCTCAAGACCGACTTCTTCGGCACAGTGCAGACCTTCATTCAGGCCGCGCAGAGTGGCGACTGGAAAACGGTCGGCACTACCATTGCCGCTGGCATTTGGGGCGCTACAGGCGATGAGCAGCGTAAACGCGTCAAGTCCGTTGCAAGCGATTTGCTTGGCAGACTGAGCAAAGAATTGAAAAGCCAAGCTTCTTCCCTGCTGAATACAGCCGCTACCATTGGCAAAAATCTGGTGAGCGCACTGACTCAGAATTTCGGAAAGGTTTCCTCTGAAACTCAGACGATGCTTTCTGGTATTACGCAGGCTTTCGGAAACGTGAAGTCTCCTCTCGCAACGGCTGCTAAAGCAATCAGCGCTGCGCTGTCTGGCGGCTTGCTCAGTTCTTTCCCGACAATTTTCGCTGGGTTTGCCGGGCTGGTAAGCACCATCGGAACCGCAGTGGCGGGAATGCTTTCTGCTGTGGGCGCCGCCCTCAGCGCTACGGTTTTTGGCATTCCCGCTGGAATCGTAGCCCTTGCTGCTGCCGCCGCCCTTGGTGTTGCAATCGCTGGAATCGTATCAAAACTTGGTGGTAGCCATTCTACCAGTAGTTACAGCGATACATCTCAGTATGTTGGAAGCTCTAGCTACAATTCCTCGACATCCAGCTCTTCCTATAGTGGCACTTATTCTGCCGCAAGTGGAAACTCCGAAGAGATGAGAGATGCTGTGTACAACGGCTGCTACAATGCATTTCTTGACATCTGGCAGCGGTATGGAGAGGAAATCTCTGATGGAAGAGATGTAAGAGTGTACCTTGATGGCAAGCAGCTCACTGCTTCTGTTGAAAAGACCCAGAAAGAACGTGGCGTGTCTATTATGGGTACCGAAGTTTATTCCTATTAAGAAAGGATGGTTCAGATGGCCAATATTCCTGCACTGGTTACGGTGAATGGCGTAGAGCTGCCGGAACCATCCTCTTATGAGGGAACGACTAGCACGATCGTAGACTCTGGCCGAAATGTTCAGGGCAAAGTCGTTGGGTCTGTCGTTCGACATGATGTGGCAAAGGTCTCCATGTCTTGGAACTACCTCACCGCACGGCAGTGGGCCGACATCTTGAGCCTTTTTACCACGAATTTTTACTGCACTGTTAAATTCTATAACCAAGCCACAGCTGGTTATACCACCCGTCAGATGTATGTCTCCGACCGCACCGGCGGAATGTGGCGTAGAGGGCCGAAAACCGGTGGCGTTATGGGATGGACAGGGTGCAAACTTTCTCTTGTGGAGGTATGACACATGGTTGAAGTCTCCGATAAGTGGAAAGAAAAATTTAACGAAACCCTTGTCCCGGAATCTTTTGTAGAGATTACCTGTGGAATTACTGAACCGGGTATCAACAAAAAGGCTACCATCGTCACGTCATCGGCAGCCCCGTTCTCCACCTTTCACAGTATTGCGCTTTCCAATAACGCTTCCATTTCGAGGTATTCCACAGGAGAGCTTAATCTCACTGTTCTTGACGGAAGTTGCGCCATTGTTCCTTCTTCCCCTCCGTATGGAACTACTGGTTTTTTGAGCGCCAAGATTTTTGACGATTCAAATCATCCTGTTATCCGGCTTGAGCTTCCGAGTGAGAGCAAGTCCTCGATTCCCGGCGTTTCAATTTGCTGGTCTACGGTATTTGAAGAATACGCTACAGATTTTTCGGTCAGCGCATATCTTGGGACTAACAGGTTAAAAACTGTGACCGTAAATGGAAACAAATCCGTCCGTTCTGATGTTGATGTAGAGCTTTCCGGGTTTGATGCCGTAGAGATTGAGGTGCTGAAGTGGTGTCTCCCTAACCGCCGAGTAAGGGTCGAACAAGTGAAAATCGGAAGGTATCTGGTGTTCGACAAGACCAAAATCTTGTCCTACAGCCATTCTTCTGCAAGAGACCCTATCTCCGGGCAGCTTTCTCAGGAGTCGATTTCCTTTAGCCTTGATAACAGCGACCGCACATGGGACTCCGTAAACCCTCAAGGGATTTACAAGTACATCTATGAGCGCCAGCCTGTCACTGTTCGTTATGGAATGGATGTTGACGGGAAGACCGAATGGGTGAGCGGAGGAATGTTCTTCTTGTCAGAGTGGAGCGTCCCCGCCAACAGCATTGAGGCGTCCTTTCAGGCGCGAGACGCTTTCCTGTATCTATCCAGCACGAAGTACACCGGAAGAAAATACGGCACACTATACCAGATGTGCTACGATGCGTTAGAACAGCTTGAGGCAGACGGAATCACAGCAGAAATCTCTGACGAACTGAAAGACTACTCTACGGACATCACGAGCGATGGGTCTGCTTATCACAATTCCGATATTTTGCAGCTTGCCGCCAATGCGGCCGGAATGGCTCTGTACCAGACTCGTGATGGCGTGATAAAGATTAACCGTGTGTACGGTTCTGTCGCCTCTGACTCGGTATTGGATATTCCGGTGCTGAACAATTATTCTTGGCCGGAAATCACCTTTGCTCAAAATATGCTCAACGTGGTGACCACCGTAGGTGGCGTTACCTACGCTTATCCCGAAAGCCCTTCGGGCAAAGGCGTGAGCCAGACGCTGAGCAATGTTATGCTCACAAAGGACATTCTTGCAAAATCCAGAAATGCCCTTACGGAGTCTTATGGAGTCCTTTCCAATCGTCGCAAGGCTTCTCTTACTTATCGGGCAAGCCCTATCGTTGACGCTCTTGATATGGTAAAGATTCACCATCAGTTCAATTACGATGCTGTTTTGCTGGTGACCAATGCAAAATACACCTTCAATGGGTGCTTCAAAGGCACTGTAGAGGGGTACATGATGGCAGATGCTCAGGCTTTGTCTCTTGACCATGTCAGCGAACAGCTTGACTGGGGTGATTCCGTTGTTCTTTCTGCTACCCTGTCCCCCGCTACCATTGATTCTCCCAAAATCAACTGGGCAGCTTCTCCCGAAGGAATTGTTTCCCTCCACGTTCTGACAAACGCAGAGGGAAAATCCACTTGTCAAGTCAAGTGGAATTCTCCGGGTAAGGCTGTTGTCACTGCCTTTGTTGGCAACGTCTCCGCGAAATGCTCTTTCATTACAACATCGTACAACCTGTTTGATGTTGCAGAGGGCGACACTGTTCTTATGGACGAGGGCGGCAACGTGGCTGAGTTCATCGTTGCGAAGCACGACTATGAGAGCGAGCTGAACGGAGTTGGACGAACTCTTCTGGTTCGAAAGCATTACGCGGCTATCATAGCTTGGGATTCCACATGGTCTACTTATGCCAGCAGCGACGTGAGCAGTTGGCTTAACGGCGACTACTTCAATTCGTTCAGTTATGCTCAAAAGCAAGCTATCAACAAGACAACCATCTACTACACCCCGGGCTTCTCCGATTCTTACTGTAACTCTGGCAGCAGCAGGGTATCCACGATGGCCGAAAGCGTTTTCCTTCTTTCCAGCCATGAGTTTGGATACGACACGGAAGGTTCTGATGCCCCGAATTGGACGACTAGCAGCCCGAGTTATAAGCACAACGAGGGGACTCCCCTTCAAAATGCATCTGAAATCCTGAAGACAATGCTTGCATCCGATATAGAGGGTTCTGAGAGAGGGCGTTCCATTTGGACAAGAACTCCTTATCTGTACTCGCTTCAGATGCTCTATGATATTGCTGGCACAAGCTCAAGCGCCAACAAGTACTGGCGACCTCTGCTGGTCAGCAAACTTGTAAACGCATACGTCGCGTATGATTCTACGTTACAAGTGAATGGCAACGCAGAGACGATTTCTTATGCTACGAATGACGAGGGTCCTCGTAAATATGACAATGTCGTTCACCCCGCATTTACCGTCCCAAAGTCTCTTTCCATTGACGCTAAAGGCAAACTGATTTTTTAAGAGGTGATTGTATGGCAAAGTGGATTACAGACCGAACGCAGGCAGATGTAGACCGGGTAAAAGAACTGACAGCAAAGGCCAGAACCGGCACATGGACAACGGCTGAACAGCAGGAGTGGGCCGCCGGTATGAAAGGAGCGCTCAGTTACACTGACTATGCACGAATCGAACAGGGCATGAAAGAGCTTGCTGACATTGTCGGAGTGAAACTTCCTATCGACCCGATTTCGGTCGTGACGGCGCTCAATACTTCCGGCGACATCCCCGCGTGGGACACTTATCCCGCCAAGTCCGAGTTCTTCATGCCGCTGACTGCTAAGAAAGCGGGCCTGCCGCTCCGCTCGCTGGGATTCCGCGTCAAGGGCTATATGCCGGGAAAAATGCGCACCGTTCTGCGCAAGTACGGCACCGAGACCGCCCTAGTAGACAAGTCCATCGACCTTGTCAAAGGCTATAATGATGTAGTGCTGGACATGGGAAACATCGTGCTGGAAAAGGGCGTCGAATATCAGCTCTATTTCGCCGCTGCCAACAACTTCTACCCGCCCTCTGTCGAGCCATCTTGGGTCGTAGCAAACGACTACATCGACATTGCACACGGCAGCGCCTACTATGGCGATGACGCCAAAATGATTTTTTCTGGAACAATCACTTTCACCGGAACGTCTATCCCCGAATGGGGTCCGAACAGCTATCTTACCGCAGAGGACGCCAATCGTTGGATAGCCAGCGTGAAAGCCATCCGTTCAAAATGCAGCGGAACAAGCTCTACTCCGGATGTGCCAAAATCTCTTTCTATGAAATTTGGCGTGATAAATCAGGTCGAAAAGATACTTTCTGACATCGAAAGTATAGCCAAAGATTACACGCTTTACTGCTCCGAGCCAATTTGTGGAGGTGAACCATACTATGCAGTTTATTGACCGAAAAGCAAAATACCCGGGCCGTTGGACTATGAAAAAGTCAGACGGCTCTTCGGAAATCATTACGTTGGTTCGGAACGATGAGCCCATTGTGGAAGGCACCCCCATGAACGCCAACACACTGAATACTCTTTCGGATGTTGCTGGCGCAGATGTGGCCAGAGCCGCCGCAGAACAAAGTGCCGCTTTGGCTTCTTCTTCGGAAAAGAACGCAAAAGCCAGCGAGGCTGCGGCTGGAAAAAGCGCATCTGCTGCATCTTCCAGCGCAAGCTCTGCATTGAACGATGCAAAGGCAGCAGGTGCGAGCGCAAGCAAGGCTTTGGCTAGCGAAAAAGCGGCTTCGTCCAGCGAAAAGGTTGCAAAAGCCAGCAAGGAAGCAGCGGAAAGAGTTCTGGCCTCCATTCCCGATGAATATACGGAAATGCAGACAAAGCTCCAGGATTCCTTCGTGGTCATCCGTTCCCTACAATTTGAGCTGGATGCCCTGTGTAAGCAGCATGAAGCGGATGCGTTTTTATTGTCGGCGCTGGTCAACAGCTGCCTGAAGGAGCGCACCGTGAACCTGAGCACCGAAAGTGGGGTCGGCCTGACCACGGAATCTGGGGCGGTGCTTGAGTGTGTAGCTTTGGTATCGGGTTGTGCCAGCGCATGACCTGTAATAAAAGAAAGGAAGCGAACCTATGGCAAAAATCACGGAACTGCCGAGCCTTTCGGCAAAAAATGTGAACCCGGCCAACAATCTCCTCCCTGTGGTGGCAGGAAACCAGACAGACCGGGCGACTCTGAACGACCTGCTAGAGGGCTACTTTAATCGAGGGGCTCTGACGAGCGGAAGCGCCGCAGCGCTAAAAAACTGCCTTCCCCGGTTCAAATACCTCGGCACCAGCGTTACGAGCGAGCAGTGGGCCGCTATTCAAAATGGCACTTTCGATGGGCTGTTCCTTGGCGACTACTGGACTATCAACGGCGTGGACTACATCATCGTCGCTTTTGACTACTGGCTGAACACCGGCGATACGCCTTGTACCAAGCACCATGTCGTGGTCATTCCCCGTGTCAATCTGTACACCTACAAGTTCAATCCGACCAACACGACCGAGGGCGGCTACGTTGGCTCTGACCTGTACAAAAACGGTCTGACGCAGGCAAAGACCACCATCAACAGCGCGTTTGGCTCCGCGCACATCCTGAGCCATAGGCAGTATCTGGTGAATGCCGTCACCAACGGAAAGCCCACTGGCTCCGACTGGTACGACAGCACGGTGGAGCTGATGAACGAGAACATGGTCTATGGTGGCAGACAGTTCAGCCCCATGCCGGACGGCACTAACCCGCTGAACACCTGCCGTAACTACACCATCGACAAATCGCAGCTGCCTTTGTTCCACCTCGCCCCATGGCTGATTCGTAGCAGACAGTGGTATTGGCTGCGAGACGTCGTCTCGGCAGCCGGTTTCGCGGATGTCGACAGCCTCGGCAGTGCGGACTGCTACAGCGCCAGCCACGCCGGTGGCGTTCGTCCCGTCGTCGGGCTGATCGGCTGATCGAACATCCTGCGGGCTTGTACCATTGGACTGAAAGAAAGGAGTCTTATAGCCATGAAAACTTATACAGTCACCCTTGCAAATGGGAAATTGATTGAGGGCTTGACCCTGAACCCCGGAGCCAACACGTTCCACTCTGAAACCGAGATCACCCCGGAAATGTTTGACGGCAACTTGTCGGAGGTGCATATCTCCGCCAGCGACGGCGATATGAGCCAGTGCGCCTACCCTGATACCCTGCACAATGCAGAGTTGGTGCAAATCATGCAGCCTACTGACACACCGGACGGGACGTGGCAGTTTATCTTGAGGGAAATCCCAGAGGACGAAGCCGCTAAAGCAAAAGCGGAAAAACGGCTCACCTCTCTTGAAGCTGCAAACGACGACCTTGTACTCATGATGGCCGATTTGATTGGAGGCTAAAATTATGAAGACGCTAAACAACCTGAAGCTCCGCATCATGGTGCGGGCATTCCGCATCCGGCTTGACGCTGGTGAGACCTTTGAAGACATTGCCGCAGATTATCCGGTCCTGACAGCTGACGACCTGAAAGCAATCGAAGAAGCCCTCGGGCAGTAAGGCGGCGTGGAATGAAAGCATTTTTTGATTTTATCTCCAAGCTGCTGGAAGCCCTCTCCCGCGCCGCCAAAGACAAGGCAGAGGAGCTGGAATCCCCTGCCCCTGAAAAAGTGTCCACAGTGGACACCGTGACCGGCTGGGAGGGCGCACCACCCTACCGCTACATTGACGTGAGCCGGTATCAGGGCAAAATCACCCTCGACGGCTGGCGCAAGGTCAAAGCGGCTGGCTACAAGGGGGCGATGCTCAAGACGGTCTCCACCAACCGCAAGCTCAGCAAGCGGGCAGATGGACTGTACATCGACCCGACCTTTGAGCGTAACTACCGCAACGCCAAAGCGGCTGGGCTGGACGTGGGTGTCTACTACTACACCTACGCCACGAGCGTAGCAATGGCAGATGCAGAGCTGGCCCTTGTGCGGGAAGCGGTACGCGGCAAAGAGCTCACCATGCCCGTGTGCGTGGACGTGGAGGAAAACAGGCTTAAAAAGCTCTCCACGCTTGACCTCACCAACGTGGTGGCGTATGCGCTGGAAAAGGTGGAAGCCATGGGCTTTTATGCCCAGCTGTACACCTACACCGGTTACAAGTATGAGCTAGACATGGCTCGGCTGTCCTCTCGGTGGGACGTCTGGTTGGCCGACTACACCGGCAAACCGCCTGCTGTTACCTTTAGGTACAACTCCCACCAGCACACCAGCAAAGGCAGCGTGCCTGGCATCTCCGGCGACGTAGACCTCAACGTCACCACCATCAACTACCCCAAAATCATCCGTAAGAAGGGCCTGACCCGTCTCCGGGAGGGTGCATGACCGAAAAAGAAGCTTTGCTGTGGGTGCTTGGCATCCTTGGCAGCCTGTGTGCTGCGGCCATCACCATTGACAAGGTGCTGGAAATCATCCACAAGTACATCAAAAAGGCTCAGGAGCCGGACAACGTGCAGAACAAGCGGCTGGATGAGATGGACAAGCGCATCGGCACCTTAGAGCAGGGCCAGCTCCAGCACACACAAGCCCTTGCCCGTGACCTGCGCCGCTTTGAAGAAATCGACGAGGTGAGCCGTCTGACCCTCGACGGGGTGCGCAATCTGCTGGACGCCCAGCTCTCCGGCAACAACCGCGAGGGAATGCAAAAGAGCCGCACCGACATCGACAATTATTTGTTAAAAGGAGTGACCAATCATGGTAGCACTGGCAACTAAGCTTTTTGACCTTATCCCCGCCCCTGTGGCCCTTGTGCTGATGCTGGGCGGTTTTATCTTTTACGCCCTGGGCTGCGTCCGGCTAGGCTATGGCGCAGCGGTAAAGCCGCTGGTGCTGGACCTCATCGAGCGGGCCGAGCAGGAGATTCAGGGGACGAAGCGCGGCGCAGAGCGCAAGGCGTGGGTCGTCAAGATGCTCCGCGCCGCCCTGAGTGCCAGCAAATACGGCAGGCTCATCAGCTGGGCCATCACCGATGAGACCATCGGCACCGTGATTCAGTTTTTCTTTGACCGCGCAAAGGCGGCACTGAGTAAGGAGTAAGACCATGAGCAGCACTACATACCAGATTTACGCCAAAATCAAGCAAATCCAGCGTAAAGTAAGCGTAATTTGCACACTTTCAGCGCGAATTTCCCATTTTCAGCGCGAATTCACCGCTATGGTGCGCAACGCCGGACAGCTGCCGCAGCCTTTCTGGCTCGGTGCTGCCTGTGGCGGCGGCTCGCGTAGTGCTGCCCGCTGCGCTGCAAGGACTTGACCGACAGCGGATGACCGCCGCCATCAAAAGCGCACCGCTTGGGAGGGTAGACCGTAAGATAGCCTTACTGCGGTACGTTGAGCGGCTCCCGCTGCCGGACATTGCAGCACAGACACATTACAGCCGGACGGCGGTAGGCTACCGGCTGAAAGGCATTGAAAAAATGTTAAATGTGTGATATAATATTTTTACGAGCTGAGTGTATGTAGGACGCATGTTTAAGGCTGATTCTACAAACGCAACAAAGCGGCAGGCTATTCCAGAGCTTGCCGCTTTTCTTTTTGCACGAATTGTGGTATAATATACTTAACAAATCCACCCGGCCTCTCGAAGAAGCGCATTAGGGTGGATATTTGCCAGCTAGCCCCGTGCTTTATCTGGGAATGAAAAAAGCGGTTGCCAGATAGGCGCCGACCAGTCTCCCGCTCGCCTACTTATAGTGCGTACCATGCGGGAGACGCAATTTTGCCACTTCGGTGGCGGGGCGATTACTCGCTCACTTATAATCCATCAGCTTTAGGCTGGTGGATTTTGTTTTATTCGCACTAGTTTTGTCAAAAGCATTGCCATATATTGGATGATGTGATATTTTAGCATTGCACTTCAATGTGTGCATCTTTACAGTTAAGCGCTCATGCGGATTTTTCCGCGTGGGCGCTTTTCTTTTTTTGTCCTTCGTTATACCTTCGTTGTCTTTCGCTTTTTGCTGATGCGGTACACTAAGAGCACAAGGAGGGATGTATTATGAGCTATTATCCGACACCCGGAGCACCTTACGTTCCGCAGCAGCCTGTCAATCCTTACGGCGGTATGGGCACGGTAGGACTTGCCACTTCCCTGCCAAACGCACAGATGCAACAGGCACAACCGCAGCGTCCGCAGCCGATGAATGGGCAACAGCCCGTTCAGCAGTCGGCACAAGACGGTGGTTGGCTGCTGGGCAGACCTGTTTCCAGCAGGGAGGAGTTTTTGGCGATACCGTCTGACCTGTACGGCAGACCGACCTATTGCCCTGACCTGCGCAGCGGTGTGATCTACTGCAAGCGACTGAACCCGGACACCTGTGAATCCTATGTGCAGGAGTTTTACAGCCCGGAAGCGTGGCGGCAGATACAGGCGCAACAGGCACAGCAGACCGCTGCACCGACACAGCAGTATGTGCCTGTTGAAGAGTACAATGCCCTCGTGCACCGGCTGGATGAACTGGAAAAGTGGCAGAAGAGCTTTTCTAAGCCCGCTGCCACCGCAAAGAAAGGAGAATAAGCGATGCCCTCTCCGTTTGATATGATTACTCACAGCCCTATCATGCAACTTGCAAATTTGGCTCGTGCCGGGCAGAACCCGATGGGGCTTATCCAGCAGTTAAGCGGGCAGAACGCCCCCATCATGCAGGGCTTGAACCTTATTCAGGGTAAAAACGAAGCACAGCTCCGAACGATGGCGCAGAACCTCGCCAAAGAGCGGGGCATTGACCTGAATCAGCTTGCAAGCGTCCTGAACCTGACGCTGCCCCGGTAAAGCATCCCTCTAAGCGAAACGCTTCTCAGTTTTGCGGACTTGACAAAAACCGCTTTTGTTTGGCTTCGCCCACCGCACACGGCGGTGGGATAGCATAACGCAAAACAACTGAAAGGAGTTTTGTTATGGACGATTTTGCAACTGGCTATCTGGCTGGGCAGGACGGCGGTAATAACAACGGTGGCTTCTTCGGCAACGAAGGTCTGTGGGCGGTTATTATCCTCGCTATCATCTTCGGCTGGGGCACAAACGGCTACGGTCGGAACGGTGGTGACAACGGCATGAACAGCTACATCCCCTATCTGGTGGGTACCGGTGCAACCGGTCAGGGCGGCGCAGATACTCGTGCGGCTTTGTCGGAGGGCTTCTACCAGCAGGACACTTCCCGTTCTCTGGCTGGCATCCAGAGCGGTATCTGCTCTCTGGGCTATGACCAGCTGGCGCAGATGAACGGCGTCAACGCCAATATCGCAAACGGCTTTGCAAGCGTGAACAACGCTATCTGTCAGCTCGGTTACCAGAACGCACAGCTTGTGAACGGTCTGGAACGCAGCGTGTCCAACGGCGACAACGCCATCAGCCTTGCCATCATGCAGGAGGGCAACGCACGTCAGGCGGGTCAGACCGCTATCCAGACGCAGCTGGCATCTTGCTGCTGCGAGAACAAGCAGCTCATCGGCGACCTGAAGTACACCATTGCACAGCAGGACTGCGCTACCCGTCAGGCTATCGCAGACAACGCTCGTGCCATCGTGGACAACTGCAACGCCAACTTCCGCAGTATGATGGACTACTTCACGCAGGATAAGATTGCCACTCTGACCGCTGAGAACCAGAGCCTGAAGTTCGCCGCTTCTCAGGATCGTCAGAATGCGCTTCTGACCACTGTGATGTCCCAGCAGACCGATACCATCCTGAACCGGGTCAATCCTCGTCCGATTCCCGCTTATCAGGTGGCAAACCCTAACATGGGCGTGAACTGCTGCGGCTGCTGCTAACCTACACACTCCCCGATAACACCGGGTGAACCATCGGGGCAGGGGTAAGACACCTCTGCCCCTGATTTTTTAGGAGGAAAACACTATGGCTTGCAAAACAAGTTGCAAACTCTGCCCGCACTTGGTCATCAGTCAGGCGGTCACGTTTGCCGACGATACTCTGACCATCAATATTCCTGCTGGCTCTTACGCAGCGGGAGAAAAATATTGTCTGGTCATTGCCCAGGCTTTGCCGGACACGACTACCATCAACGCACCTGTGGTCATTACCATCGGCGCTGGCACGACCGCATACCCTCTGACCGACTGCAACTGCGCTCAGGCAACTGCTGAGAGCATCCACACCCGCACCCGCTACGCTACCCGTGTGGCAACGTCTGCAACCGGCACCGGCACGTTCAAGTATTTTGGCTGCTTCTGCCGTTCACACGCCGGCGCGCCTGCGTCCATTTCTTGAGGAGGTATAGATTATGGGCAAGACTAATTTTCGCCGCATGATGATGCTCCGTGACCACGACAAAGACCGTGAGCCGGAACGTGACCGCCTCGAAGAAGAACGTGATCGCAGGGAGCGTGAGCTGGAACGCCGTCTGCGTAAGCTGGAAGACGGCAACGACCGCTATCCCTACTATCCGCAGGAGGAGAACCGCTACATCGACCCCTACCCCATCCCCCGCTATCCCGACGTAGAGAATGGGCGCAGAATGCCGCAGATTGGCTTCTCGCAGAACGGAGAATGGGACAAGCGGTCTGGACAGTATGAGCATGGCGGTGCGGACAGCCGTTCCATCAAGATGCCACGCAAGCACCTCACCCACGATGAAGCGGAGGAATGGTGCGACAGCATGGTGAACGCTGACGGCACGAAGGGCTGTCACTGGACGCTGGAACAGACACAGGATGTTGCCAAACAGCGCAATATCACTTGTGACCCGAACGATTTCTGGGCTGTCATGAACATGATGTACTCGGATTATTGTCAGGTCGCAAAACGCCAGTCCGTTGATACTCCGGGCTTCTACGCTGACATGGCAAAAGCGTTCCTTGAGGACAACGATGCTGTGGACGGCAAAGCGTATCTCTACTGGAATTGCATTGCTGATAAGTAAAACAGAACCCCTGTGTAGTTTTTAACGGCTACACAGGGGTTTACTATTAAAAAAGCTAGGCGGGGTGACGGTTCCCGCATCTCCTAACGATGGGCGATAGCTGCCTGTTCTATCCTCTAGCGTTTTTCTCATTCCCAAAGCGTTGATTTTGACCTCATGTCAAACAAATCTTGCGGGGTAATTACAAGGCTCTTGTCGAGTTCTACCACACTGATAATGGAAAACTTGCCGGGAACTTCTCGCTCGATTCTTGCTTTTGCTTCTTCCTTGCTGTTTGCAAACAAGACAAACGGAGCTTGAAAGTGTCTGCATTTTTCGTAATCATCGTACTGGATTTTGACCCAATAGAAATTTTCCATACACGGCTCCTTTGCCATCTTAATATTTTACAGGCGGTTCAGGTAACGGCATCCAGTATGTTATGTTATGGATTCTGCCATCATCATCCCGCCACTCTTTGAATTGCTCATCGTAATTTGCTATAACAATATCGAAGGCGGATTCATCGAATCCTATAACACGCGGGTCTGTATCTCCCGGAACACTGTTCTTTGCACAAATCCACGGGCTTGATTTTGGCGCGTTTGATACATCGTAAGCGCAATATCCGATGCACTGCGGATTGCCGTACTTCTTCATGTAATCTTCATTTCCGATTCGAGCCGCACAAACCATGTGAACATTTTTCCAACCGACACGGTCATCGTCTGTTGATTCACTGTCGATAATAATATCTTCGGGGTCTAGTACTTTTCTTCCGATTGCAAGATTCCAGCTATTTGCAACATAATGTTTCATTTGCCATTCGTTCAGAAAAGTTTTTGCTTCTTTCGTGGCATCTTCCAAAGAACCACGATGGGGTCTATAAGCAATCATAGGTCAACCCTCCATACAACTTGACGTTTATCTTTTAATCAATTCCTTGATATACAGCGTTTCAAATTTTGTTAAATGAGGATACTCGTTTCGAGCCATCTTTTTTGCCTGTTCTTCAACGTTCAAAATACTTTCAAAGTCATCATCTACATCAACAACATAGCACATACACTCATGGTCGTGCTTATCATTCCAACCTTCAAAAAGAATAACGAACTTTTTCATATTGTCAATCCTCCAAGAAATCCTCCAGTTCAATCTTACCCTCTGCCGCCGCAACCGCCAGAGCGTACACGAACCGTCCGATGGTCATTCCATGCCGTCTAGCTTCACGATTGATGTACTTGCGTTCTTCCTCGCTCATAAGGATGGTAATGCGCTTGGAACGCTTGCCATCGCCGCTTGCAACACCCTGATGTGATTCCGGCATCGGGATTTTTTTCTTTGTCAAGCCAGCTTCAGCCAGTGCGCCGGGAATATTTCCCTGTTCAACCAAACGCTGCACTTCTTTTGCCGGTTTCAGCTTCTTCGGCTTACTTTCGCCTAACACGGCATCACTTGGCTGGTTTTTGCTGTCTTTGGCTTGCTTCGGCTTAATACTACTTAATTTCGCCTCACTCGGCTGTTCATGGCTGTCTGTGGCATCACTAGGCTTAATTGGCTCCTGTTCGGCATTATTCGGCTTTGTTTGGCTTACTTCTTCTTCCTTTGGCTCACTTCGGCTTAATGGCTGTTCCGAAAAAACAGGCTGGAAGTCAAACCCGCCAAGCAGACCTGAGGATTTTTTGCTGGTTGATTTCATCCTTCTTTCTCCTCCTTACCGCCTATTCCCAGAAATTTAAGAATTTCTTCCGGAATTCCGCTTGCGGAATCGATTTTTTCTACAATTTCCATCAATTCATCTTTACTCAGCGGAATGGTTGCTATGTTTTCTTTGCAAGGCTCTTTCGGTACTTCCGTCCAGTATTCTACATCGAGCTTATGATAACCAGTTTGGGAGTCCAACCACTGATGCTCATTATCATGTATGTTATAAATACGTCTCGCTGTAAGATAAAACCCGTCTTTAGTATATACCAAAAAATCAGTCGTTTCCTTGTTCATGCGGTACGAACTAGATTTCGGCGGGTCATACTTCGCACTATGCCATATCTTTTTGCTCATTTTGTATCTCCCTCCACAATCGTCTCTGCCAACGCCAAGAAATCCTCTGCGCTTGTGCTCTTTGCCGTATCACCGCTAAACAGGCTGTGCCGCTCCGCCTGTGCCTTACGAACTCCCATAGACGGTCTAATCTTCACGTCAAGCAGCTTTGTTCCCATGCTTTGTGCAATCACAGGGAGCTGTTCTACAACCTCTTTGGACAGGTTCTCACGGCTCTTGTACTGGTTCAGGAGCAGACCTTCAATTTTCAAAGTCGGGTTGAAGTATCTGCGAACATCGCCGATGGTCTGCGAAAGCTGGCTCAGTCCGGCAAGCGCATAGCGGTCTGCTGTAATGGGAACGATGATGCTGTTGGCGGCGATCAGCGCGTTCACAAGTGCAAGACCAAGCTGCGGGGGAGTGTCCAAAACAATGTAATCGTACTGCTCAGACACGGATTCCAGCGCTTCACGCAGCCGGAAGTTCTTGCCAATGTCCCGGACAAGCTGCTCGTCAATGTCCTTCAATGCGTTATCAGACGGCAGAATGTCACCGGCTTCGCAGTGCTGGATTCCTTCTTCTACCGTGCCCTGCCGGGTCATTACATCGAACAGGGTACACACGTCCTCTGTCTTCGCACCGTAGGTGTCCGTTGCGTTGCACTGGGCATCGCAGTCCACCAGCAGAACTTTCTTGCCAAGCAACTGTAACGCGCCAGCCAGACAAGTACTTGTGGTAGTCTTTCCTGTGCCGCCCTTCTGGTTGGCGACAGCTATGATTTTTGCCATTTTTATTCTCCCCAGTCTACATAGTAACCGTTGTATGCGAATCCTTTCGCTGCAATTCCAGCTTCGATTAAGGCTTTCCCGGCTTCAATTGCTTCGTCAGGCGTTAGTTCGCTATAACTTTTCTGTGGAAAAACACTTACAGAAGCCTGATTTCCATGATGATTGAACCGAAACTGATAATCAAACTTCTTTTCAAGGTCAAGTTCCGCTTTATTCAAAACGGAGTAGGGAACTTTTGCCATTTTATCACTCTTTCTTTATTCTTTCGGTGGTTTTGGTAAAGGCATCCAATGTGTCACTTTGCAAGGAAGTTCGCTCCCCGTTTCCAACCAATACCCATCGGATGACATGAATCCAAACATCATATCTGACGCATCATCAAAAACAAGAACAGGCTCTCCAATAGCCGGAAGCTCGTCTTTCACACTTATCCACGCCGGATATTTGTCAGGAACATCAAAGCTATCCGCATCAATAGAATCAAGACAAGTCCCAATTCCACAAAGATACTCACTGTCATTCGGGCGGTGAAGTGCTTCAACTTCGTTGTAGTGGTTTTGCAGATAATCGCTTAACTTGTCTGCATCAATCAGTCTCATACTTTCTCCTTTCTGCATCATCTGCTCATTCTGCTTAATGCCCTACATCTGACTACTTCAAGAAGCTATCATCAAACGTAGCATAATCGTCAATGTCTGCTTCTTTCAAAATTGAGTACATATAAGCGCCGGGGTCTTTTTCAATCCTATCAAGTCGCTCACTGACAAGAATCCTGTATGCATTCTCAATGATGTTCACAACAGCTTCTTTTTTCTTGTTAGGCTTGATGTTCGGATACTTCTCCGGCAATCTCTTTGCCACCAGTTTTGCAGTCAAGATGCACTGGCTTTTAGACATCTCCGGCGCAATAGATGCCCAATCCACATCCTCATATGCACCACTGCGGGGCTTTCTAGCAGGTCGTTGGCTCTTTGGAACATCTTTTAGCTCTACGCTTTCAACCTCGTTAGCTTCCACGTCTATGACTGGCTCATTAGACTTGAAAGCTACATCGAACTTCACAGCAACCGCATTGCGACCTCTCATGACCTTGTCATATTCAACGCACAGGTCTGATACTTCGTTTATTTCAGCTACCGCAATATCAATGACACGCCGCCTAAGATGCTTGAACTCTTGATAGCTAGGTTCTCTTGCGCCAAGCTGTTCCCTTAATCTATCCAACGTAATTTCGGGCTGGCTCACGCCACGTCCGATGAACTCTCGGAGAATTGAATACAGCAAAATGCTATACTGCGATTTCATATTCGCTGTGTAGCGCAAGCGGTACTTAACATATCCACGCTCCGCAATGTCGAAGAAAACAGGTTGCAGAAGCGGATTGCAACACAATGACACAGTAATATTCATCAAACTAGGTTCAAAGTTTACCGTTGCTCTACTGAACAGGGGATACAAGTCAAACGAGCCTGAACCGTCACCTCTAGGAACTTCAACGGAGTTGTCGATGAAATGCTTGACCTGCGCTTTCAAATTCCTAGAGTTGATTTTCAACCCCAAAAATTCGCAATATTCTTGTAACGTAAACTGAACCGTTGAAGTTTCGGGGTCTCTCGGATTGATACGGCTAAGATACACTTCAAGCAACCGAAGCTCTCCTGCTGTATAATCAGTGAACTTTGCCCAAACAAGCTGTCTGCTTTTTTCAACCAAGTTCCCGCCTTTAATATCAGACAATCTTATCACGCCTCCTCTCGTATAAGAGTATATCACAAACAGGTGTACAAATCAATAGCAAGTGTACACCTGTTTCCACTTCTTGTACACCTAACTGTCCACATTTCGTACACCTATATCCACAATCTGTACACCTATATCCATTTTTTGTACACCTCCTTACATTATATAAAACAAGACTATTAACAAGATTATAAAATAACTTCTACTAATAGCAGAAGAAGAAAATTTTCCACAAAATCTTTTCTTTATCTATTAAAAAGTGGAAAACACAAAGCGAATATTGTTAAATAAACAGATGTTTAACATCCAAAAGGTTGAAGCGCTTAACGGTTAGCTTTACCTAACGTGTACAAAAAGTGGATGAAAAATTTTTAATTCAATGCTATGGGGGACAGATTGACAAGCCAACCAATCACAGGCAATAGATTGACGGTAATTCGTTATTTATTCCGCACGAATGTTGTCGATTTACAGCCTATGGGGGACGGATTGACAAGGCAAATTTGCCCGATAGGTGTACAAAAAGTGGATGAACGTGGACAAAATGTTCTTCAAAAACTGCGATAATTCGACAATCAGCGCAAAATGTTTTCTTCGTTGATGGTATAAGAATCGTTTCGCTTCATGGCCGCAGCTTCCCCACAGTCCTGTGCCTGATACAAAATCTGCATATTGGGTTGTGTTCCGTCTGGGTCTGGGTCGGTTTTGGTCGCCTGTGCCATTTCATAATGACCTGTGACGGTGCGGCAGACGGATACACGATCACGCAAAGTCGTGTGGAGGTTGGCTACCATTTCGCACAGAACAGCAAGGTAATCTGAGCCGTGATTACCATAAATCAGATAGCACAGCAGGTCAATTTCTTGCGGATGGGCTTCTTTGATATGCTCTATCAGCGCATCTCTCTTTCTCTCGGTGCTGGCATCGCCAGCCAGGCTTTCCAATAATCCGGGATGCAAACAGGTGTCTATGTATGGCTTGGCCGCAACACCGCAGCACACGAACCACTTTATGATAGTAGAAGCATCTGGGGTCATTGTCCCTTGCTCATAACGAAAAATGGATGTCCGGCCTACACCCATTTTGTCCGCAAGCTTCTGCTGGCTAAGCCCGGATTCTGCTCTTGCCATCTCTAACGCTTTTGCCACTCGTATCCTATAATCATCCATAAATACCCCTCTTTCGACAAAATGATACAAAAACAAAAGAATTTAACTGATATATTGTTCAAAATGTGAAACAATAATTGATAAAATTCGCTGTTTCAATGAAACAGCGAGATGTGATATAACTGTATTGTCAAAAAATTCCAAAGAGGAAGGGAACAAAAATGAGAGAAGCTGTAATCTGGAACCATGAACGTATGCCAATCATCGACGGAATGCCCGCCAGCGTTACCGATGGGCAGCCACACACACCTGAACCATGGGAGGAAAGCTAATGAACCGAACTGTAGATGCTCTGATTGTCCCATACGCCCGCAGACGGACACTGGAGCTTGTCCTGAGCCTTTCTGGGTACGAAGCTGATAAAGATGCTTACCTCGAAGCAAAAGGCATCCTGGAACGTGCCGTAGCCGCCTTAGACGATGGGCGTGACCCGGCAGATAGCATTGAACGCATTGACGGACAGCTTGTAGAGCTGTGATTGGAGGAAAGATGGATAGGCGTTGTCCCTTTTGACTTGAACGCTCGTGGCTTCCCCGATGAAAAGTAACGGATGCGAAGAAAACATTCGATTTTTACGAAGTTGTTAAAAATACATTGACTTTACAACTAGAAGATGTATAATCGTATCAAATGAACATTCAGTTTTACTGATCGGGAGGATATGCTGCAATGAGCGAACAAGAAAGAGCTAAGATTGACAGGTTTATCGCATGGCTGTTGGAACACCCTGATAAGATTCCGGCAGCGGAGCAAGCCTTAGGCCTAGAATAACAGAAAATCCCTTGCACAGAGCTACACCAGCCCGGCACAAGGGATTCTTTTTATTTTACCGGGTCAGAACCACTTCTTTTTTCGGTTTCTACGGTAACGATATTTTCTGCTGTTGCCATATAGTACACGGTCATTGCCTTTTAGCAAGGCTTGCATGAACCAAAAGCAAAAGGCACAGCCGCACAACAAGTAATACACGGGCTTACCTCACATCTTCTCGATCAGGTTCATCAGCGCTTCACGCTGCGCTGTCGGCATAGATTCAAGTTTTTTCCGAATTCGCTCCACTGCTGCATCGACTTCACTTTGCGGCTGCTGGGACGTTTTTTCTTTTTGCTCGCCAGTGAGTTCCTCAACCGTAACGCCAAGCGCGTTGGCTACTGGCAAAAGCATTTCATCTGGAAAATCCCTGTCGGTAGTCAGCATTTGAGAGATATAACCTCTGCTTTTTCCGATTTCTCTGCACACAAAGGATATATTTACACCCTTGTCGGCAGCGATTCTTTTGGCTCGCTCCACATTGCGCATAGAAAAAGACCTCTCTTTTTGTGCAAATAGCCAAATGTTCACAGAATTGAAGATTGACTATTGAAAAATAGCCACTTGGCTAGTATAATATGAAGCACAGGGCAAACAAAAATCAAGACCCCTGACAAATCTATCGGGAAGTCGCTGGAAAATGTTCACTTTGTACCTCGCAACTACATAGTAGCATATTTTCTAGTAAAATGCAAGCCCAGAAAGGAGAATGGCTAGTGAATCTTTCTAAAATCGACGAGTTTCGCAAGTTACATGGTCTGTCTCGTACTGACTTGGAAGTAGCTGCTGGTTTAAGCAACGGCGCACTGGGCAAGTGGGAACGCTCCGCAAATGGGCCGAGCATTCGACAGCTTGTGAAAGTCGCTGATTACTTCCGCGTGTCGGTGGACGCTCTTCTTGTAAGAGATAAGCAGTAAATCATAAGAAAGGGTTAAAAATGAACGACATTATCTTATCTATGCAGAATGGCGAGCCTGTGGTTTCCAGCCGTCAGATTGCAGAGAGCTTCGAGAAACGTCATGACCATGTGATGCGTGACATCGAAGATATTATGAAGGGTCTCCCCAAAAATGGGGACACCCACATGTTCTTCAAAACCGAGTACACCCACGAGCAGAACGGCCAGAGCTACCCCATGTATCTGATGAACCGTGACGGTTTCACCCTGCTGGCTATGGGCTTTACCGGCAAGGCGGCTCTTGAGTGGAAGCTCAAGTACATTGCAGCGTTCAACGAAATGGAGAAGAAGCTGGCTGAACAGCCGAAGCTCACCCGCTCGCAGCTCCTTGCAACTGCGCTAATCGCAGCGCACGAAGAGCTGGAGGAGAAGGACAAGAGGATTGAACTTCTGACAGCCGACACGGAACGGATGAAGCCAAAAGAGATTTTCAGCGATGCAGTAAGCACCAGTCAAAACAGTATCCTGGTCGGTGAGCTGGCTAAACTGCTCAAGCAAAACGGCATCGAAATCGGCGAGAAACGGTTGTATGCCTGGATGCGTGAGAATGGTTATCTCATCAAGCGCAAGGGTGCTGATTGGAACAAGCCAACGCAGCGCAGCATGGAGATGAAGCTGTTCACCATCAAGGAAACGGTCATCTGCCACTCGGACGGACATACCAGTGTGAACACCACCACAAAGGTGACTGGCATCGGTCAGGTCTATTTCGTTAATCTCTTCTTAAAGACGAAGAAGAACAAGAAAGCGGAGGGATGAACATGGAACAGATCATCACCTTGAAGGTAGACCTTGAATACCCAGAAGAAGCCAAGTTTGCCATTGACGCCGCGGCCAAGACCTACTCGGATTTCAAGCATGAGCAGGCGACAAGGCGCTTTGTAGAAAATGGTTGTACGCCGGAAGATGCGGAGAAAATCGCAAAGTTCATCCAATTTCTTGACCAGTGTTTTTCTGAACACAATGAAAAAGCCTTAAGAAAGGCAAGTGAAGTGGATGGAAATTAAATACTGTGAGCGGTGCGGCTGTCTTCTTGGCAAAGTTCTCAAAACCAAACGGTATTGCAAAGAATGTGCAATGTTGGTTAAAAAGGAAAACCAGGCAGCACGACGCGCTCCATATGGCGTCGTTCCGTGCGAATGGTGCAAAAGGCCGATGCGTAAAGTATACGAACATCAAAAGTACCACCAGAAATGCGCGAACGCTGTAAAACGAAAACAGATCGCAGACTGGTGGAAAGAACACCCAAATTACATCAAAACACCTTCTCGTAAAGCCAGACCGGAAGGGAACCAGACGGAAGAAAAGCCTAAGCCGAAGTACACCATCAAACAGATGAACGATAAAGCAAAAGAGCTTGGAATGAGCTACGGCCATTACAGTACTTTGTTTGCGCAAGGAAAGGTAGACCCTCCTGATGAACGGTAAATACTACGGCCAGCGCGAAATCCGCTGGTACAACCGGGAGAAAGACCGGTTGGAACGCATCCAACGCAAGCGAAAGATGGAAAACGATGAAGAAAGCAATAAGCGGCTTCAACAAAAGCAGTCCGTGGAAGAAGCGCTGGCAAAAGCGTGAATCTTTAAGACTGGAACACATCGAGAAAGAAAGAGTGAGCAAAAATGAAAAAAATCAAAGTAAGAATCACATTCATCGAAGCAGTTCTCGGCACTTGGCCTAGCAACCAGAACATCGCGCGAGAGTTCATCGCCAGCAAGTCACCTGACGCAAACACCATCGAGGACGAAGTTGCTGCTCTGGGCGCTGATGCTGTGGCAGATAAGGGCATGACGGTGTTCCCTCGCAACGAAAACGGCGAGCCTATCTTGTACGACTACCAGATTAAGGGCTTCTTCAAGGATTCTTGCGGTATGCTGGGTCGTATCGGCGGCAAGACCGAGACTGGCAAAAAGAAAGCCGTGAACGAGAGCGGCAAGCTGACGGCTTACAAGAAGGTCATTGATGGGCTGATTTTCGTTCAGCCCCGCATGATTCCCATTCATGTGAACGGTGAGATTACCGAGTGCCAGCGCCCACTCCGCGCACAGACCGCACAGGGCGAACGTGTAAGCCTTGCTAACAGCGAGCAGATTCCCGCTGGTTCGACCTGCGAGTTTGAAATCGTTCTTCTGGACGATTCTCACGAGAAGGTCGTGCGTGAATGGCTGGACTACGGTGCTCTGCGTGGTATCGGCCAGTGGCGCAACAGTGGGCGCGGGAAGTTTACATACGATATTTTGAACGATTAAGGAAATATCATAAGTGGAAACAATGAGAGAAAAAACGCTAAGACAGGCAAATAAAGAAATCTATTGGGCGTGGAAGTCTATGAAACAACGCACACAGAACCCAAAATGCTCTGCGTATAAAAACTACGGAGCCAGAGGAATACAAGTTTGCAACAAATGGCAGAAGTTTGAGCCTTTTTGCGAATGGGCATTATCGTCTGGATGGGTTAAAGGACTTGATTTAGACCGAATCGATAACAATGGAAACTATTGTCCTGAAAATTGTAGGTGGGCAACTCGTCAAGATAATGTCAACAACCGCAGAATCACAATTGTTTTGACTGTAAATGGAAAATCTTTTCCATGTGCAGAATGAGAAAAAGAAACCGGTATACCGAGAGGATCTCTGAAAGTATGGACTGAAACTAAAGGAAAGGAGTACGCAGAAAATCGTATAAAAGAAGCGCTGAAAGATGGGTACATTCCCAAAAATTATGCCTATTCACACTGCAAACCAATAAAGGATATTAAAACAGGAGAAAAATACAATTCAATCCGTAGCGCCTCTCGTACACTCAAGATTTCTTACAGTAAAATTGCGAGGGACTTAAACTCCGGCAAAGGACGCTTTTCTTATGAAATCCTGAACTAAGTGCAAAGGAAATGCGAGGTAATGCTCCGAGTTGCAAGGGAATAGCATTGGAAGGCAATCTGTAGCAATAGCGATGCGCTGATTTGACGAGATTTGCAAAGGCATGGCGGAGCAAGGCTCAGACGAGCAATGGAATGGCAAGGAAAAGTTGGGGAGAGCAAAGGCTATGGATGCAAGGCGTAGCTTTGATATGCAAAGGCGATGCAAGGCGTAGCGAAGCGATGGCAATAAGTAGATACGACATGCTTTGGCATTGAGTAGCTAGGAGCAGAAAAGCAAAGGCAAAGCATGGTATAGCCGTGATTTGCAATGGCAAAAAATGAAAGGAGACAAGATGAAAGCGTTTATTGAAGTTGCCCTAATGTGGGGCATAGCACTGGCAGTGGTTTTGGCGGTATTTCTGCTGAACTTCTGGATGGTGCATCACATCGGTATTCTGGTAGGAGCATCAGCTGCCCGTGGAATCATCACGGTATCTATGGCAATGGCTACGGCATGGATACTGAGTTTTGGAGGTAATAAGAGTGAAAAGCCTGAAAGCTAATGTCCTTTGTACGCTTGGAATCGCGTTAGCGATCTTTTCGGTAGGATGCGGCGATGCAATCCAAAAAAGTCAGAGCACAGTAGCAATGTTTGGATACGTTTTCCTTTCGTGTAGCTTCCTCGCCGCAGCACTCGTCTTGTGCGCCATTGGGGTCAGCTCTGAAAATGAACGTATCGAACGGGAAAATCGCAAAGTAAAACGCATTCCTCACCATACCAACAAGTGGAGGGACGCACAATGAAATGCCCAATGTGCGGTAGCGACAACATTACAACGGTTGATAGCCGGTCTGACCACGATAGCATTGTTCGCCGTAAGAAGTGTATTTCCTGTAGCCATCGGTGGTCTACCATCGAAATTGACAAAGACCAGTGGTACAGCGCACTGCAAATAAAAGAGGAACGCAAGAGAGGGAGACCCAAAGATGATTAACCTCGACAGATTCGGTGGCGTGACAGAGCCGGAGGACGGCGTGTACTTCATGACCAACGAACAAATGGCGGAAGCGAAGGATGCCGACCGACTGGCAGCGATTGAGGACTTGCAGTCCGAGATTGAGGACAGGGAAGCAGAGCTGAAAGACCTTTGCGCACAGTTGGCAGACCTGATGGCTGGTTAATTTTGTACAGCCGAGTTAAGCCGAAGAAAGAACGATGAAGCCTAATGAAGCCGAAGAAAGGAATCGTATGAATAACAGCAAAATTCATGAAGCTCTGATGGCTGTTCAGTCAGAGTTGAAAGCCCCGAAGGGGCAGATGAACAAATTTGGCGGTTACAAGTACCGTTCTTGCGAGGACATTCTCGAAGCGGTCAAGCCCATCTTGAAAGCGCATAGTCTTGTGCTACGGCTTTCCGACAAGCCTGTTATCGTTGACAGTTGGCACTACATCGAAGCCACTGCAACAGTTGAATCGCAGGATGGTGCCACTTACACGGTGACTGCATACGCTCGTGAGCCTGAGTTTAAGAAGGGCATGGACGATTCGCAGATTACCGGCACTGCAAGCAGCTACGCCAGAAAGTACGCCTTGAACGGTTTGTTCTGCATTGACGATACGAAGGACGCTGACACGGACGAGTATCAAAAACAGACCGCAAGCAGGGCAAGCAAACCTGTCCAAAAGCAAGCGGAAGCAGAAAATATTCCTCCGTGCGCTTGCTGCGGAAAGCAGTTGCAGCCTATTCAGTACAACAACCGCACAGTCACTCCGCTGGAAACTGCAAGAAGCACGAAGAAACGCTTTGGGCGTGTCCTGTGTTGGGACTGTGCCCAGAAACAGCCGAAGGAGGGCTAAACAATGCTCAACTCTATCGCAATTCAGGGGCGTCTGGTTCACACGCCTGAAGCTAAAGTCACGAAATCTGGCAAGGATGTTTGTACGTTCAGCATTGCCTGCGACCGTCAGAGTGGCGGCCAGAAGGAAACCGACTTCTTTAACTGCACCGCATTTGGCAATACGGCGTTGTTTGTTTCCAAGTGGTTTCAGAAGGGCAGCCTGATTCTGGTGACTGGTAGCATCCAGAACCGGAAGTATACCGACAAGCAGGGGAACAACCGCACCGCAACGGAAATCATGGCGAACAAGGTTGACTTCTGCGGTGGCAAGTCTGACAGCAAACCCGCCGATCGAGCGCAGGATGCACCACATAACTATTCGCAGGGAAACGCAGATGACTTCTCTGTGATTGACGAGGACGATGGTTCGCTCCCTTTTGACTAACGGTTACGCTACCGGAACAAAAGGCGAGAAAGGAATTGATGGAAGAACTTTGGAAAGACATTCCGGGATATGAGGGGCTTTATCAAGCATCGAATCTTGGAAGAATCAGAAGCGCACCGGGTAAAATAACATCTTCTGCAAGGTATAAAGTCAGAGTTTGGAAAACAAGAATTATTAAGCCGAAAACAGAAAGAAGATACAGAGACTCAAAAGGGAACGCAGATGAACGAGTTGAACTTTGGAAAAGCGGCTCTCATAAAACTATGTTGGTTTCAAGGCTTGTCGCTATGGCTTGGGTTGATGGATACGAACCAAATTTGACAGTAAACCATATTGATGGCAATCCGTCAAACAACATTCCAGAAAATTTGGAATGGGTAACTATTGGAGAAAACGTAAAGAAGGGCTTCCAAGAAGGCCTTTTTGAAAAGTGCTGTAAAGATGTCGCGCTCATATCTCCAACTGGTGAAATTCATTACTTTGGAACATTAAGAGCCGCTTCAAAATTTTTGGGAAAGAATAACGGCTATTTGAACGAACGCCAGAAGCGAAATTACAAGACTGGGATTGATTCAAATGGTACGCATTGGCTAATTAGAGCCTGACCGCCTACCTTATATAAGAGCTGCGCTATCTGGCTGGACGGGCGTTTGGAAAAAATGATTACCTGTTGTCTCAACTGCACATCACGCTGCACAGCCTGCCACGACACTTGCGAGAAGTACAAGGCAGAGAAGAAAGACTTCGAAGAGCGCAAGGCGTTCGTGCATGAGCTGAACCACAGCCAGAGCGTGTATCACCGTGATTATGAGGACAAGCACCGGGAACGTGGCAAGAAGCGGTATCTCGGAAGTGAATTTAGAGGTGAACGAGGATGAAAAGAAAGTATAAGCCGGGCGGTTACATCATTTCACTTGATGACTTGATGAAACAGGAGTTTGTTTACTGCGCCGGAAAACTTGTTCACAAAGGCTGGTTTTGTAGCTGGCAACTGCGATATGCAAATAGCGAACTTGCTCGGCTGCGTATCAGAGAAGCCAAAAAAATCGAGGACAACGAATGAACGCCGGCAAGCAGTTTGAAGCGGACTTCAAGGCATCTGTTCCATCCGATGCGTGGTGCTATCGGCTGAAGGACAGCGCTGCAACCTACTACGGCGGCAACGAAAACTTGTCCTTCTCCATCGACAACATCTGCGACTTCCTTGTGTACCGTTACCCGATGAACCACCTGTTTGAGCTGAAAACCATTGAAACGCCCTCTATCCCTCTGGAAAAGGTGTTCGGTAAGTACGACAAGGCAAAGTGCAAATACCGCAAGGAAAAGCACATCACGGACATGGTGGATGCAATGGGGTACAGCGGTCAGACCGCCCATGTGATAGTCAATTACAGGGCGGTCAACCGCACCTTTGCAATCCCTGCCAACAAGGTTCTGGCGTTTCGCTACAACGAGAGCCGCAAGAGCATCCCTTGGCAGTGGGCAGAGCAAGAGGGGATAGAGGTCAAAGCAAAAAGGCTGCGTGTCCATTGGCGGTATGACGTGGACGGGTTGCTAAAGAGATTGGAGAAAGAACATGCAACTGCCTGAAAAACAAGAATTGGTAAGGCTTCTGGGGCTGTACCAAAGCGAACTTCTTATGGAGAACGAAGAAAACCTTAGAAAGAAAATGAGAAGCAATGAAAGCCCGAAGAAGGTTGTCACAGATTATTCATACGGCGTAAAAGCTCAGTATGAACACGCAAGAATCATCATCAAGAAACTTTCTGTTGAAATCGGAAAAGAGCTCAAGGCTAGTTGGGAGTTGTGGTGAAAATGACAATGGTATGCGATAGGTGCGGTGAAGCGTTTCCGCTTTCCAACGATGTGAAATACATGACACCGTTTGATGACGAACTTGACCAATTTGAAAGCAATTCTATTGTAAAGTGCCTTTCTGGCGATGATAAAGGAATTTACTCGATAAGAGATGAAACCGTTGTCCTTTGCCCCTCTTGCATGGCAAAGCTGAACAACTGGCTGAAAGGAGAGCAGGAACGACAAGCAAAATGGATTTATGACCATGAAAGAAACTCAATCGAGTGTGAAAAGTGCAGAGCAGAATACAAACTCTCGCCGTATGAACGTGTATCGGATTTTGATTATTGCCCTAACTGTGGCGCAAAGATGAAAGAATGATTGAAATGAAAAACAAAATAAATCACCGTTTTATCCGCTTCACAATCGCAACCGTAGCACTACTGCTCACGCTGCTCTTTACATCCTGCCATCCGACCGCAGCTAAAGCCTCTGCTAAAGCGGAAGAAGCTAGCAAACCGTGTTATCACGTCTCTGTTTACTCTCCTGCAATTGGAAACGCAGGATATACGTCATTGCGCGTCCCAAAGTACACCATTACAGTGGAAAGCTTTAACGAGCTGATTCCGATCTCTAGTGCAAGAGATTACAAACTACTCCAAATACCTCTGGGAGACGGTCGATTTGAGCTTGTATCCACTTCAATGGTTGAAATTGAATACTACTGAAAGAGGTAGAGATATGCAAAGGAAAATTTCAGACATTCTGACCAAGACCGAAATCTTGGCGCAGTTGGCAGAAGAAGCGTCCGAACTGGCACAAGCTGCGTTGAAGCTGCGCCGTGCGCTGGATGGTAAGAACCCGACACCGAAGAGTGTTGAGGAGTGCGAAGAAAATCTGATAGAGGAACTAGCAGACATTAAAGTTGCGTTTACGGTCTATTTGTCTAATTCAAAACCATGCATCAAGGCAAGGGTTTCGGAGGAAATCAATAAGACCACCGAGATAAAGCTTGATCGCTGGCTTTCTCGCCTTGAAGCAAAGGAGTAGTCAGATGAATAAATTCGGAAACTGCCCTCTATGTGGCAAACAGGTCAAGCCGACCAACCTCCGCAAAATCGCACGGCAGAACCAGTTGTACGGCTTTCGCATGGCTCTGGATGGCATTGCAACCACATGGGGCGCACTAATTCAGAACCTTCGGTGCGATGCAGACCTGACCGATGAACAGGTACAGAAAATCATCCGCATTGGTGACAGGTACTGGGAGATGGTCGGGCAGTTTGCCAAAGAAGATATGACCCCGGATGAGTTTGCGAGTTACATTGTTGCGAAGTCCGGCGAGTGCGAGAAACAGTTAAGGGAGATGTGGACATGAGCGTTAAACCTGAAATGATTCGAGATGAATTTTTTAATGATTGGTATCTCGGATGTCCAATTTGCAAAACAAGAATCGGATTTCCGATGGTGAAAAATCCGATGGATTACAGACCAAAGTGCTGTGTTGTGTGCAAAGCGGAATTTGATTGGTCTGAAGCAGAGAAGAAAGACTGGAGATAAGGGAGATGTGGAGCTAATGGCAATGTTGTCGGTAGAGGACATTTCGGAGATTACTTCAAGAAATCCGAAGTTTTGTCGCATTAAAAGAGCCACGTTCACTTGCGACTTCTGCACCACTAGCGTCGATGTGTGCGATGAACGTATTGCAACTGCTCTAGCGGATAGCAAAAAAACTCCTAATTGCCCGATTTGCGGAAAGAAAACTATATGCAGTTTATATGAGTTTCAATCGCACGAAAATCCGAACATCATAGAGGATGTTAGATGGAGGTAATAATGTTTGAATTTGTAACGCGCTGGCTGGTCTGCTTAGTCCTACTGGCGGTAGTGGTTCAGTCCGAACGGACAATCATGAACATGGCGAACAGCCTGTTTGAGGAACGGCAGGCAATTCTTGTCTGGCTGTTTGTCAACGTGTGTCTGGCCGTTTGTACGGCGGTTGTGATGGAAGGGAGATAAGTATGGAAATTCGTGGAGAGCGTGACAAGAAGAGAGTTCGTTTTGATTCGCTCAAGGAGGGAGAAGCGTTTTACTACATTGGCGAACTTTATATGAAGACAAGCGAGATTACGAACAATTCCGACTTATACGGTTGCACTACATATAATTGCGTGTCGCTCCGTGACGGTAAGATTATACACTGCGCCTATGATTCGATGGTTGGCATTGCAAGGGTTCATATCGAAAAGGAGTACTAATGGACAACGAACTTTACTGCCCGATGAAAATGACCAGCAATCCGCTTGGTCGGTGCGTATGCGAGAAAGAAAAGTGCGCTTGGTGGCGGCAGTTGGAAGGTTGCTGTTCCGTCTTGCAGATTGCGTGGAAGCTAGATAACATCGAAACGAAGATAAAGAGGCTAGAGTATGATTATGAATGAATGGATTAGCGTAAAAAATAGACTTCCCAATGCTGAATATGGCGAATCTAAAGATGTGCTGACAATAAATTCTATGGGTGTTATGCGAGTAATGAACTTTGATGGTGGATGCTGGTGCTATCCGACTATGGAGCCTTATGCTAGCGCATTCAAAATTACGCACTGGATGCCACTTCCTGAACCACCAAAGGAGGTCTGACACATGGCAACACCCCCAAAGCGCGGTCGTGGCAGACCGCCGCTGACCGAAGCTGAAAAGAAAAAGCGCGAGAAGCGGGCGCAAAAGGCGAAAGAAGAAGCCGCTGCAAAGCGTGAGAAAGAGCGTGAGAAGAAAAAACAACAGATGCTTAATAAGCGGAAGTCTATCCGCTCACAGGTGAGTAAAAAGGTGAAAGAACAACAGGAGTTAGCTATCGAGAAGTCGAAGATGATGAATACGGGCGATTTGCAGTCAAGAATCGGCGATGAAGAGGACAAGAAAGTTGTCGGCATGATTGCCGCAAAGTATTTTGGCGACCTTCCGAGCGTGGACATGAACAACCCCATTGAGGTGCAGCAACGCCTTGATTTCTTCTTTGACGCTTGCATCGAAGCCAGAATCTCCCCTGTGGTGGAATGGATTGCACTGGTGCTGGGCATCGAATGGCCTAGCCTGAGACAGATTATGACAGGCAAACGCCGTGACGATAGCTTGCAGCAGAAGTACATCCTGAAACTGATTCTACAAATGCAGTCCATGTGGGCGTACAACGGTATGTATGGTCAGGAGAACCCGGCAGAGTGGATTTTCCGAGCCAAGAACTACTTTGGTATGCGTGACAACGTGGAAGTTACCGTTGCTCCGCCAGAACAACCGCTAGGCGATGCCCAGAGCGCAGAACAGCTCGCCCAGAAGTACCAGACGGCTTTACCGAAGGAGATTGAAGTGGAGTACAGAGAGGTGGAAGAACATGACTAACGGCGATTTCATTCGCTCCATGACGGACGAAGACATCAGGGAAAACCTGACACCGGGCATCTGCGAACTTATCAAGCATCGTGACCCAGAGCGTTGCCAGAACCGTGAGCATTGCTTTCATTGCGTCAAGGACTGGCTGAAAGAAAAGAACACAATCATGGTGAGGGCTGACCAATGGGAACTTTGATTAACTTCTCCGACCCTTGCCTACGCACGTTTCTGCCTGTTCTCTTGCAAGACCACACGACAGGCAAGAACATCATCTGGGCGACAGAGCCACCGCCTGAGCTTGGCGTTGGATTTGCAGATGAAATCACGATGGAACAACTGGACAAGGTTCAGCTTGTTCCTCGTGTGCAGAAACGGCTTGCAGACCAAAAGAAGCGAACCAACAAGAAAGCGGAGGTGTTTACTCCTATATGGGTTTGCAAGAAGATGGCAGACGTTGCAGAAAACGACCTGAAGGGCAAGGATTGGAAGGAATACATCAACAAGACCTGCCTTGAAGTCACCTGCGGAGAAGCACCGTTCCTGACAAGCCGATATGATACCACAACAGGGAAAATGATTGCTGTGCCGGACAGAATCGGTCTACTGGATAGGAAGCTAAATGTTCTGGCAGAGCAGTTCCATGACTACGATATGTGGATGTGCTGGGCAATTAGCGCCTACATGTCGACATACGGCTATGAGTGGCAGGGAGACAATCTCTTGCTGGCAAGGTGCAACCTGTTTCTGACGCTGGTTGAAAATTTTAGGTATCGGTTTAATGCTGAAAAGCTGGAAAATGGCTTCATGCCCATTTTTCTTGATTGCATCGCAGACACTATCTCGTGGAACGTCTGGCAGATGGACGGTCTGAAAAAGACCGTGCCGGGCACGGACATTCCGTGCAAAATCAAAGACTGGAAAGCGGACAAAGAAATCCTGTTCAAGGATGTTGGGGAGGATGACTAACATGGGATTGTATAAAGTGCCTGTTGAATGGAGAGAACGTGGATATTTACTTGTTCACGCTTCTACTCAAAAAGAAGCAGCGAAAGTCGCAATGAACGGTCTCGACATATACCCTTTGCATAATCAGCCGATTGGTGGAAGCCTTAAACTTGCATTTCCAGAAGGCTCCGAAACTGAATATGTTGCAAGGGTAGCGCCGAGTTTTGAGGAGGACGACTAATGCAGACTGACAGAGGAATCTACCACAAGCGAGTATGCGACCGCTGCGGAGCAGTTCTTGGCGGCAGGATGATGAACCCTGACGAATACTTCAAAGGCTGGGCGTGGCGCAGGGACACAGGCGACCTGTGCCCGGAGTGCTATGAGGAGTATAAGCGCGTGATCGGGCAATTCAATGCCAACAGAAAGAGAAAGAGAGGGGAGAGATAATGGACGTTTACTGCACCACCGAACATTGCTCTTGCATGGGCATCAAGCAGTTTTCTGCTGGCAAGGCTATCCGATGCACAGCAGAATCCTGCGAGAACAAATCTGAGCCGTCCTGTGGCTCTTGCAAATGGTACGCAGAGCCGGAGGGTGTGTGCGTGAACGACCAGTCAGAACACGTTGCAGACTTCATGTGGGATGAACGTGGATGCAAAGAATGGGAGAGAAAAGATAATGAATAACATTGCAAACGGACTGATTGTGGTTTTGGCATCTTTTTTAGTCGGAACATTTATATGTGGAATAGCATATCTCATTGAGAAAATTTTAATATGGGATATATTTTTGAACGAAATTCCTGATGGAAATAAAAAAGTTTTTGCAGATGCAATCATCCACATCATAGTTTATTTGATTGGGTTTGCGGCATTATATGCGATGTACAAGGCAGGAGTATAAAAATGACAGCAGGAGATAAAATCAGGAAGCGCAGGCTTGAACTGGAAAATAGGAGTGATGGGATGAGGCTCGGCAATGGTGTTCTGCTGGATAGTAAAGGAAAGTTTCTCTGCCGTACCGTGGACAAGTCCTGCTCCACCTGTAAATGGCACGATAGCTTCTCTTGGGTCTGCTACAACGGTCTGTCAGAGCGCAGAGCTGATTTTACAGACCTGGAAGATGTGTGCAAAGAATGGGAGAAAAGAGAAAATGAGCTATGATATTTCGCTGTGCGACCCAGTAACGCACAAACCGCTCAAAGCAGATAGTACGCATTTTATCGCTGGTGGTATGCGCGCTATGGGCGGAACGAAAGAACTGTGGCTCAACGTCACCTATAATTACGGTCACTTCTATTATCAACCGGAAGTGTTTGGTGAGAACGGCATCCGCTCCATCTATGGCAAAACAGGCGCAGAAAGCATTCCGATGCTGGAAAAGGCCATCTCCGCACTAGGTGACGATGTAGACGATAGCGACTACTGGAACGCCACAGAGGGCAACGCCAAACGCGCCTTGTATGGTTTGCTGGCATTTGCAAAGATGCGGCCTGACGGTGTATGGGAGGGCGATTGAAAGGAGAAAAGGAAATGGGAACCAGACCGATTGATGCCAATGCACTACGGAAGCGCATTGAAGAATGGATGCAGGAATTAGAGCAAGAGTTTACTGTCGAGTACGCCTACATGGGCTATGCGCTAGACGATGTGCTTGACTACATCGACACTGCACCAACAATCGAGGTGAAAGACAATGGCTAATTATCCGGAATACCTTGAACGAAACGCACTTATTGAAAGAATCAAGAAAGCATATTGCGATGGCTGCGAGAGCTACAATGGAGTTAGATGCCGTGCTTGCGGTATTGGCGATGCCATTGACGTTGTGGAAGATGCCCCGACAGCCTTAGAGCGTACCGCTGAATGGATTGCACAGGACGATACGTTCACAAGGTTCGAGTGTAGCAGATGCCACACAAAAAATCATCACACACGTTGGAACTACTGCCCGAACTGTGGTTCTTTGATGGAGAACAGGTTATGAGTAACACTCTTTGGCATTCGGCAAGCGAATCGCCGAAAGAACGAACACAACCTTTGTTGCTTGCAACTAAGAGAACGTGGCGTGATAAAAATGGAAATTTGTTGCAAGGCGGATTCACGCCAACGCACTATTATCTTGGCTGTTATGCAGACGGTTAGTTCTGGGACGAGATAGGCGAGAGACTGCCAGAAGATGTGACGGTGACGCATTGGATGGCGTTTCCGATGGTGTAGGAGGGCTTATGGAAAAGAATGTCGTTGTTACGCAAGATATGATTGACTCGTTTACGGCTGCCATGCGAGAAGCGTACAGAGTATACGGAAATGACGAAAAGCGTGTGCATGGCGTGATGGATGGCATTATGTGCGAAACCTTAGATAGGCTTGGCTTTACAGAAGGTGTGGAAATCTTTAACGAAGCACCGAAATGGTATGCGTAAGGAGCAGCAAGCATGAAGAACAAGAAGTTTGGCATCATCATTATGGACTTGAGCCTTTTCGACTTCGGGTCGAAGCCGCCTTGCGGGTACATCAAGGCAAAGCATATCCGCCCAGCGTACGGTAAAGGCGAAAGGCCTGTCAAGGCGCATAAGCGAATCACGAGAACGAGAGAGGGATTTAGAAAGTGACAGAACTCAAGAGATGCCCGTTCTGCGGTGGAAAAGCCGTGTTTTCTATAAAGAAGGATTTTTCACGTAGCCTTCTGAAAGGATATGAATTCAACATCCGATGCGCCAAATGCGGTGCCGCAAATCCCGATAGAGAGTATCAAATCGAGTTTAGAATGAACGATAGTGGAGAAATCGAAATCGTTAGTGATGGGCGCAAAAATGCTATCGAAGAATGGAACAACCGCTACAAAGAGGATTGAGCATGGACAAAAAACGAGACAGCTTTACATTCCAACGATACTACTTTGAAGCCATCTCTACGCTCAAAAGTAAAGAGAAGTTGGAACTCTACGATGCAATCTGTGCATACGTTTTTGAAGAAAAAGACGCAACTTTGAATTCAAAAAAAGCAGAATCTTGTTTCATTTTGATTAAACATCTGCTCGATGAAGAGTGGAAAAGAAGCGATATTGCGTCAAAAGGATGGTCTACACGAAAGTCAGTTCATCCTCATGTCATAAATGAGATGAAGGTCAGCTCATCTATGAGTTCAAAGTCAGATGACAATGAACCCATTGTATCAACTGACAGTCAGATGAACGTCAAGACCCTGCCGGAGAGTGCAGTCAAGAAGAAACCTGACATCTTCTCCGACTTTGCTCATGGCGATAAAGCCTTGCTGGAATCCTTGCGAGAGTTCGCACAGATGCGTACAAGAATCAAAAAGCCTATGACAGACCGGGCGAAACAGATGCTCTGCAACAAGCTGGAAAAGTTTGATCGGCATGATTGGAAAGCCATTCTCGACCAGAGCATCTATGCTGGATGGCAGGACATTTACGCATTGAAACAGGATGACCAGTACGAGCAAAGTACGGAGATGGAGTTTCCTAGACTATGACAATGGACGTTCAAACGGTATTTATCGGTGCGCTGATGCTCTGCAAGCCGGGCGTTGTGGATGAAATCATACCAGACCTTGAAATTGACTTATTCAGGCCTGAGCTGAGAGACGCTTTTGCGGCTGTTCAGGGCTATTGGACGGCTAGGGGTAAGATAGATATAGTCGAGATAAACACGCAGCATCCAGACGTAGCGCAGGCGCTCTTGGCGTGTGTACAAACCTGTGAATCAGAGTGTGTGCGAATTGACAGGGAGCAGATGCAGCGTTGGACACAGCTTATCAGAGAACAAGCTGCGCTCACTCGTGTGCAAGGTCTGGCATTTCAGATGACCAGCGAACTTACCGACTATTCTGATCTATCAGACATTTACCAGCAGATGGGCGAGGCAATGAGCCTGAAAGCTGAAGAAGAAGATGCGTGGACATACGAGGACGTGCTGAACGACTATGTGCTTCACATGGACGAGAAGCCTGTGTACATCAAGACAGGCCTAGAGCGTCTGGATGAAGCGCTGCACATTTCTCCGGGTGATTTCATCATCATCGGCGGCAGACCGTCTACGGGCAAGACAGCTCTGTCCTTGCAAATAGCAGCAAGCATGGCAAAGCAGGACTACACCGTGTACTATTTCAGCTTGGAAACCAGCAAACGCAAGCTGGGCGCACGTCTGATGGCCAATCAAATATACTGCCCTCTGGACACGGTGAAAAATAAGGCGGTCAGCTTGAATGAGATTGACGGACAGGCAAAGAACATGAAGATGCCCTTATATATACGCTCCGCTGCCGGAAAGAACGTAGCGTGGATGAAGGCTCAGGCTCTCCGTAAAAAGGCTCAAGTCATCTTCGTAGACTATCTTCAACTCATCCACGAAACAGGCGCAAAGGACAGATATGCCGCCATTACAGCCATATCCATTGCCCTGCACGAACTGGCACAGACCACAGGCATTGTCGTGGTGGCGCTGGCACAGCTCAATCGAAACCCATCCAAGCCCGGAGCAACGCCTACTAACTCCGACTTGCGAGAGAGCGGGCAGATTGAACAGGACGCAGATGCAATCATCCTTCTGTCCGGCGATAACCCCGATAAGTACCTGTTCCGGCTAAGCAAGAACAAGGAAGGCGAGATAGGCGACCTTCCAATCACGTTTAACAAGCAGATTCAACGGTTTCAAGAGTATACTTGGATGGATTGAAAGGAAAACAAAAAAGATGACACTGAATGATGTGATATTCGCTTTTACTGCGATTATTTTTATTGCCTTTGGCTCTGCATTTTTTTCGGAATGGGCAGAAAAACACACTGAAAGTTTTACAATGGAAATCTTTTCGATGATTGGGGTTCCAGCGATTCTTTGGTGTATCGTATTGATTGCTTACAATGTGCTGCAAAAAAACGGTGTTCTTGCATGAATTAAATCAAGGAGGAACGACTATGAAAAAGATTTTGACCGTATGCGTGTCCGCTCTTACGCTCATTATGCTGATGACTGGATGCAACAAACAGGTGGTAGACCTGACGTATAGCTACTCATGGGCACAGCTGAAAATGCCTGATGGAACGATTGTCGAGGGTAAGCTGAATAGTTGGGACGATTACGAGGGCGACCAGCTACAAGTAAAGATTGACGGTGTGACCTATCTGGTTCATTCGTCCAACGTGGTCTTGCGGCATTGAAAGCGAATTGTGTGATGAACGAAGGGGAGGACAATATGGAAATGAATCTAGAATGGAAGTCGGTTGAAAATGATGGGAATCCGAAAAAACATGGAAGATATTTGGTGATATGTACCGGAATTGTAATGAATTATAATTCGTTAAAATACAGCGTGATTGAAAGTATTTACGGTTTTGCGAATTTTTGCCCTTGTGAAAGTAGCGATGGAAGGCGTGGATGGTTTATGGATAATCACAACATGGAGGAAGAAGAGTATTATGGCTCCCACATTTACTATGCGATGTACGAAGTGGAGTATTGGGCAAAAATTGATGATTTTCCAAGTACAACTACGTTACAGGCATACAATCTTCACGAAAAATGGGTTCGCGAAATAAACGAAAGAGTTGAAAGAGCAAGGAAAGAGCAAATAAAAAAAGAAGAAGCAGAAAGACTGGAGCATTCTTGTGATGACTGGCTTATACCGATGCTCAAAAAACAAGCAGAAGAATCTCGTGATGGAGCCAAAAAATGAACTATGGCTATGTAAGAGTGAGCAGTGCCGACCAGAACGAAGCAAGGCAGTTCATTGCACTGCAAGAAACAGGGGAAGAGTTCAGAGATGTATTTGTTGATAAGTCCTCTGGAAAGAATTTTAATCGCGTCAAATACAACCTCATGATGCACACTGTTCAAAAAGGCGATGTGGTTTTTGTCAAAAGCATAGACCGCCTTGGGCGCAATTATGAGGAAATTCAAGAGCAGTGGCGTAGAATTACCAAAGAAAAACAGGTTGACATCGTTGTTTTGGATATGCCTTTGCTCGATACTAGATCCGAAAAGAACTTGATGGGAAAGTTCATTGCAGACATTGTACTTCAACTTCTGGCATTTTGTGCAGAGAACGAGCGTGTCAATATTAAGCAGCGTCAAAAGGAGGGAATAGCCGCAGCAAAAGCAAGAGGAGTTCGGTTCGGAAGAGCGAAAAGACCGCTAACCCCGGAATACTATGAAGCCGTCAGAAGATACAGCATGGACAAGCTGAATCTGGATGAGGCTGCAAAAATCGCAGGTATGCCCACGTCAACATTTCGCCACAAGAGATGCAACGGTTTACCGGTTCAGATAAAACGATGGGTTCCAAGCGGCATGATTTAAGGAATTATCACAGGGCTGTCAGCAATGGCAGCCTTTTGTTTTTTGCCAACTCCACGAGAAAGCCTGTTTTAAGACGTTTTAGATGCTAGACGATAACTTTATCGACTTCATCACAAAAACGCGCCACAGACGCTCGTAGGCGGCTCTCCGTTGATGCTGATGGTATATCTCAAACTAGACCATGCGATTAGACCGATGCAGGAGCGTAGAGAACGGCTTTTCAGGGCAAGACGTGAAAGTTATCGAGACAATCAGAAAAACGCGTCAGACAGGCTCTTACACGCCTTTCCCGCGATGATAGCAGCCAGATGAGCGAATGCCAACGACTATTCGTCCAATCGCAGGGCTGATTGAGACGAAAGCAAGATGTGTGAGACGAAAAAACGCTTCGACAATCACTTTCGGAAATGGCTTTCAAATTTTTGTCCCCTTTCCCCCTTGTTTCCTCTTTCCCCCTTTTGTCCCCCTCTTTCCCCTACAACCCCTATTACCCCCTATAATCCCCCTAACATCTTCCGTGCTCCCCCTTTCCTTCCCCGTGTGTTTAGCGCGTCCGCGGGCGTTATATGAGCCAGCGCGCGCGTTGACGGAGCCGGGTGTGCCATGATAGTTCAAAAGTGAATAAATAATAGTTATGCGAAATTGAAAACTGGTTATTTCTCCCTACAACCCTCTATCTTCAAAGCTATACCGTTAGCCAGCAGAGCAGACCGTAGGCAAGAACTGACGTTAGGTTCGGACTGGTGGACGGTTTACGACTATTTCACATGGAGAATTGACTTCATTTTGTAGTTGGTTTGATATGTACAAATGTTGCATAGCTTGACTGCGACTATCAGGTATAACTATTCATAGCAAAGTGGTATGGATTAGTTATAATATCATAGCGTGTTACTGGGAATTAAATTGAGCTGAACAGACCGAATCGGATGATACGACTATTTCAGCAGAATAATCCCTAGATACTTACTAGGATATATAAGCGTATATTATAATAAGTACGGTTGATATACGAATTTGGTATGGCTAGACGAGAATAAAATTTACAGGTGTCTTGACACATATTGATTTTGGGGTGGTCTGACGGCTTAGCGACTATCGCATCTCCTTTTCTCTAAAAGGCGAACGACTATTTCACACAAAAAATACACGACTATTTGACGATAACTCGCAAGAAAACGCTACGACTATTACTCTGCGACTATCAGCGGACAGCTCGTTGCTATACTATATATAGGACTTTTAAACACTGGTCGTCTGACGACTTTACGACTATTCCACGACTATCCGCCGGGATAAACTACGACTATCGGCTACGACTATTCCAGAAACTGTTACGACTATTCCAGCCGGAACGCTGCGACTATTACTGACCTTTATTGGTTATCGGGCGAAAGCCCGAAAAGAGATACGGCGGTAGCCGTCAATGGTTCCGCGCCGCCCTCCGCGCCCTGATCGCTGGATTGCCCCGCCGGGCTGGCATGGTCTGCGATATGCGGCACCGTCCTGCATGGATCCACGACAGTGGCGCACCCCTGCACCCTTATATACCTTATTATAATAGGCGGCTGTGCTAAGCTGTGCAACGTACGGCGTGGCGTTGGTATTTGGTATACGCTGGAGGTGCTACGGTGTTGTGATACGCTCCAGCGTGGCGCAGGTGGTGTATAGTCGGCTTGTGTGGCTGCTGTATTGCGTGCGCTGGAATGGGTCAAATCAACAGAAACGCCCATACAAAGCCCTGTAAAGGCTTTTGATGTTTGGGCTGTATAATTGCATTGATAGCAGAAAATCCGCTGTGAACGCTTGTGTGTGGCTGATACGCCGCCGGGTAAAAATAAAAGCCCTGCACCGTGTCGATGCAAGGCAAAAAAAGCCCCGCCAGCGTGGGCGGGGTCAAATCTGAAATTGTATCAGCGCTGATTGCGCCAAATATTATAATCTGCTGCCGTCATGATGGTATATCCGCCACAGACCTTGATAACAACGTCTGCACCGGTTGCGGCCTTGCGTGCATAGTAACGGGAGCTGTACAGCCCTGTATTGATGTCATATCCTTTATTAGCGTTAGCCATTGTGTAACCCTCCATATTATATAAGTGTGCTTCCGGCGTCCTCATTTGGACGCCTTGAACAGTGCGCCGAAAAACCAGTAAAAAAACAGGACACAGGATAAAATCACAGCTTGCACCCCCTTATACCACGCTAAAACGCTTGTATGTGGTCTTGCTGCTGCACTCTGCGTATACATCCGGGTGCAGCGTCTTCAAAAGCTTGCTATCCAGCCGGACGCTCTGCACGTCCTTATAAATGGCCTTTGCCGTGCCTTGTACCATTTCCGGTGCGCCCTGCATCATGGTTATAATATCCGCTTTTATGCTTTCGTTCATCGCTTCCAGCTCTTCCAACAGCCGCTTATTTTCGCGGTATTCGTTCACTTTTTCTTCAAACAACGTCATTTTTTAGCCCTCCTTAAAATGTGTGCTACCTTCGATTAAAACACCTGCATCACGAAGTAAAAAATCAAATGCGTCAGATGTATATTTTGCCCAGTTATTGCCAATAGAAATTACAAGATTTTTTACTTGCTCCGGGATTTTTGCGCTGTCAACCTTTTTTTCGGAGATTGTAAATAGTCGTTTATTGGTAGACAGTAGATTTTTGTTGTCTGTCTCATATTTTAATGTGTCGGACAAAAGAGAGGTGCGGTAAGCAAGCAAATCAAGGAGTTTATACTGGTTATAAGTTATAACAAGTTTCATTGCGTCCCCCTTAGCTGTTGAGCCATGCCAGCATAACCAGCGCGCCGCTGACCATGCCGCCAACGTACCAGAGGGCATAAATTTGAGTTGCATCAAGCATTATACTCTACCTCCTCTTTATAGTAGCTCTCAAGGTTGACCGCCACAGTATAGCGGCACTGGACGTTAAATAGGCGGCTCCACAGGCTGTCGCTGCCAAACTCTTTATTGTACAGCTTTGCTCCCTCAGTAGCTACGTTATACCAGAGGTCAACGGCCTTGTCTGCGTCATAGGTTCCGCGCTGGTACTTTTTGCGCAGGTTGTTAATAATGGGCGTTATCATTTGGCGGTACAAGCCGCCGTTGTTGGTGGTGTACAATTCAAGCTCTCTGCTCTCATCTGTTTCGTGGTAGGTCATACTAGAGGTTCTTTTCATGGTTTTTGTCCTCCTGTTTTGGTGGTGGTGCAACACGTTCTTGTGTTGTCTATATAGTAACACGTTCTTGTGTTTATGTCAATGGTTTTGCACACATTCTTGTGTTGAAAATCGTTCATGTTTGAGTGTGTACAAATCTGCTCAGTTTCGGACACACTCCGCGCCCTCCAGCGTTCCGCCGCCGTCCAGATCGCCCCGCGTGGTCTGCCTTGCATCTGGCACGGCCTGCCCTGCTGCCTGTGCTGTGCAGTCTGTCCGGGTGCGCTGGGGCTTGGGTCTCCACCGGCGGGGTATACAGCCGCCGCCCTGCCCCGCCCGGTGAGTAGCGCGAAAAATCTCCAAAATAAAAAAGGCGTTTTATTAAAGTGGTGGTGAATCACCACCCCCTCTTTTCTGCACAAAACACCCCACCCCCATTGTCAATCTCAAAAATTCCGCGCAAAAACAAAAAGACCCCTACAAAGGGTCTGTGTTCTGTGCTATACTTGCCTTACAAGCCTTGAAAGGGAGGAATCTGTAATGAACCAAAAGAATGACAAGAACAAAGAAAAGAGAGAAAAGAACGAAAAGATTGCCGCTTCAATATGGGGCATTATTATCGGCGCTGCTCTTTTGGCTTTTGGTGTGTATCTTATAGCACATGGTATTTCAAGCGTTATATAAAATTTTGGCCAAAGAAAGGAAGAATCAAAAATGAGAAAGAGAATCATTGCAGCAGCTCTGGCGGCGGCTATGCTTTTAACAATGCCTTTGTACGCAATGGCTGCTGGAAAGCCAGATGAAATCGCATCTCCTGCTCAATTAGAAGAAACCAACGAAGATGGCACTGTGAGAATCAAAGAATCCCACAGCCATCTTGAGAAAAGGTATGAATACGGAAAGACGAGATACTATGTCTACTATGCGGTACTTGTTGAAAATACGTATCCTGACTACGCTGTTGACTTTGTATCGCTAAAAGCTTCCGTTTTCGGTTCTGACGGTTCAGTATTAAAAACCGATGAAGAAACCCTTGACTGGATTGCAGAGGGAGACTCTTATTGGTACGCTGGATACGTGTCGCTTGATTCTGAAGGTATTACTCCAACCAGAATGGAATATACCATTAGTGCGAATGAGCGGAATTTCCACAAAGCCAGTGCGTCCAATCAAGCGATTCGTGCCGGAGAACTTGCGGTCACGAATGTCTCTAAACGTGGCTCTGGGTATGATTTGCGCTATACAGGTCAGGTCACAAATAACAGCCAGTTCACAAGCAATTGGATAAAGGTCATCGTTATTTACAAGATGAAGGACACGGAAGGCAACGAAGTGCCGGTTGGTGGAGATTGCACATACATAACCGATGCGCTTCCTTCTGGACAGACAACAACGTTTGAACTTTACCCATTGTCCGGATTTACTGGATACAGTTCCTATGAAATTATCGCTTTGCAGGACTGACATATAACACAAAAAGCCAGCGGCTAGATGTTCTCTAACCACTGGCTTTTCTTATGGGCTATTTACGATTTAAGTGTTGGAAACATGATAGGAGCGCTGACTTCTTCCTTTTCCCTAAGAATGTCGAGCAAACAATCATTGTATCCCATTGAATAGCTGTCCTCGCAAAAATGTTGTACGGACGTTGCTAGCGCTACACTTACAACCTCTCTTGACCGCTTATCCTCTGGCATGATGATTTCTAATGTCTGATTAAGGATTTCATGGCTTTTTTCTAAAACGGCTTTGTGCTCTTCATTCTCAGCTTGTAGCCGAAACATTTCTTCCGAGTAGTCCATCAGCACGTCTCCATTCTAATCTGCTCACCAACAGGCAGATAGCCCGCTTCTTTGAGCTTGCTATAAATGAACTTCTGACCGGCTCTCGTCCAGCGAGTGACCTCTTTCGTTTTGCCGTTCGGCAGCTCGATCGGGTGGCCGACAACATATCCGTTGCCAAGATACTTCTGGTAAGGAATCCACTGTTTGTTTACAGTATGTTGGATGCCAAGCCCTCTAAGAATCTGGTTTAGCTTTCGTGCGCTCATTCCGTAGTTCATGGCAATCTGCGTGGTAGTCAGGCTTTCATCTGAAAGCAGCATCGCCTTTGCGTAGTCAGAATCAGGCTTCATCTTGGCGTTTTCCACTTCCAGAGCCTTTACTTTCTTGCGCTCCGTGTCGATAACACTGTTAGCGGCGATCAGAGCGCGGCTCAACAGCATCTCTGTCGATTCAGGCTCCGGGTTGGTGAGCTTCTGCTCCATCTGATTGAAAGCATCAATGTACTTGAGTTTCCATTCAAGGGCTTCCTTGCCAGTAAAGCCAAACGTGAGTAAACTGAACCCATCCCGGTTCATGAGGTACATCGGATATTGTTTGCCACGATTTTCAAACGTTGTTTCGTAGAACATGGATTTGGTGGCCGAATTTTCGGCCACGAGATTCTTGACGGCATCCAGAACGTGCTTGTGTTCCTTGCCGAAATGTTCTGCTACTTCACGACTGGAAACGACAACCTGTCCGTTCTCGCTGATAAGATTGATGGCATATTTAACCTTTTGTTCCATAAAAACTCCTATGGTTCTTGCGGAACAAGCCAATTCCTGCTATAATAAGGCTGGAACAGCTTGTTCCAGTGGTTTTGATGATACGTTCGCTGCGGTCGGCAAACTTTAGCGAGCGTATCATTTTTCGTTTTCATTGGTCTCCGGGATTGGATGCACTTCAAAGAATGTGTCACGGATGGCTGCTGCCTGTGCGACCTTGTGTTCGGTGCAATAGGCTTTCAGCCACTGGAACTGCCGTTCGGTCAGTGCAACAGTGAACGTGTGATTGTGCCGTTCGAGATAAGGACTGTACATAAACTCACCTCCCTTCATGTAAGTGCAACCAGTATATGCAATATGTTGTGGTTTGTCAATTACGCAAACGCTTAATGTAGTACTGGTATCTGTACAAAATCTAAAAGTTTGTAGACTTGCACAAAATTTAACTGTTGTTTTTGGCTGCTCCCGCTTCGTACCCTGCCCGGTAGTTCAGTTCTGACAGCTTGCCCAGTGCTTCTGCGTACTCCCTGTCCTCGCTGGTCGGTTCTTTGCCGTGTACGAGGGTTTTCAGAAATTCTTCGGTTGTCGTGGGAAAGTTCATGTTTTTTTTTGCTCCTTTCTATTGCAGAAGTGGTCTGCTTCTGCTATAATAATTGACAGAAACCGAGACTGCGCCCTTGGTTGCGCAGCTTCTGTTTTGTGGTGGAATAGGTCGTCAGTGCTACTTTGGTCGGTGGAGCTGACGGCCTATTTTTTATGCCACAAAGGATAAATCCACTGTTGTTGGTCGATTCATCATGTGTTCTGCTGTCTTAGATTATAGACGCTTGGCATATAGTTGTCAACAGCCCAATTTGTATAATTTGTATCAGATATTTCTGATTTTTACGCATTCTAACGTAAATTTACGTTATTTAATAGTGCTTTTGTAAACGAATTAGTTTACTTTAATGGTAGTTGTCTGAAGCGTATTTTTCGATAATTCGTGAGGCTCTAACAAGAATATACAATGCGTAAAGCAACAAAAAAGTTTACCGTCCAATAATAGGCTTAATTATAGTAAAAAAACATAAGAAGGTGTTGACATTAACACAAGAATGTGTTATTATTGGGCTGAAAGAGAGGTTCTGTAAAAATGGCAGAGAAGAAAAAGGGCGGTGCAACCAAAAATAAAGTCAATTCCGGGGACATTCTTCGCTCCGTTATGAAAATCAGAGGATATACTTCTGCATCTCTTGCAAGGCAAATGAAATATGAAGTTTCTTCTTATGTGACAAACCGTGTTAATGCGGATGATTTGAAGCTTTCCACAATGGCGATGCTTTTGGAAGAAATGAAATACCAAATCGTGATTCAGCCTATTGGTGCTGATGTTGCGTCGGATGAGTTTGTTCTTAAAGTTCTTGAAAGAGATGGTGATTTTGAATGATCTACGGTTACGCTCGTGTCAGCTCCGCTGGACAGGCGATTGACGGCAATAGTCTTGAAGCCCAGTCGGAACTTCTGAAAGCTAACGGCGCACAGAAAATCTTTTCGGATGTTTACACCGGCACGAAGCTACATCGACCTGAATTAGACAAGCTGATGGCTGAAATTCAGCCGGGAGACACGCTGATCGTGGCGAAACTTGACCGTATTGCTCGTTCTGCCAAGAATGGCCTTGAACTGATAGACCAATTCATTGATAGGGGCGTTTCGGTGAACATCCTGAACATGGGGGTTATGAATAACTCCCCTACTGGAAAAGTCATTCGGACTGTTATGCTTGCCTTTGCAGAGTTTGAGCGTGACATGATTGTTGAGCGCACCAAAGAGGGCAAGAAGATTGCCAGTCAGCGTCCCGATTACAGGGAAGGCCGCAAGCCCACCGCGTACGACCGCAACCTCTTTGATATTCTGCACGAACAGGTGGAAAAACGTCTTCTGACCGTCACCGATGCCGCAAAACAGCTTGGCGTGACCCGCCAGACATGGTATCGGATTGCTGAACAGAACAGGTGAAAGGAGTAAGAGCCTATGGATAAGTGGAACAACAGAAACTCGTATGACTGGCTTGCGGGGGCAGTCGTTGGATTGCTTACCGGGTTCTTCATTGTGGTTGTGGTTGCGAGGTGCGTCCTGTAATATTTTCAGTTGACGTTTTTCGCAACCTAGAATAAAACCGAATATTTGATTTTTGTGCAGTTGTAGGCACTCTTTACATTTTCAGGTAGGGGGTGCCTATTTTTTTATGCAGCCAAAACAGTGTATCGCCATCATCGACAGCATCAAAGCGTATGCAAAGCAGAATCTGACAGAAGCACAGGTTTATGAGGACTGGTTTCAGGCGGTCGTAAACCTCAGAGACGCTCTGTCGCAAGACAAGCGGTTCGATGCCTACAAATACTCTGGTGAGCTGCGCTCTGTCTGTGCAGCCATGATGGGCAAGATGAAAACAGGCGAGGACGTGGCGAAGGTCTATGACATTATCAGCCGGACGTACCTGTTTGAAGCAAAGGATGTGTTCGACAGCTATTGCATTTACCTTGAATGGAATCGTGCGCCGGAGAAGAAGTTCTATCAGCCAAGGCGCAGAGTGCTGAAAGTGCTGGCAGACGACCTAGAGGACTTGTTCTATAAGCAGATAGATTTCTTGGGGGTCAGTCTTCCGGCTCGCGTAGGTAAGCTTTTGAGTGATGATACGCCAATTCTTACACGAAACGGCTGGAAGAATCACGGCGATTTACAAGTCGGTGATGAAGTTATCAGCCCAAAAGGTCAGTTTGTGAAGGTGCTGGCGGTATCTCCGAAGAATTATGCAAATATCCGCTGCCATTTCTCTGACGGTACATACATTGACTGCCATGAAAACCACGAGTGGCCTGTTTACAGCAAGCATTCCAATGGGTTCAAAGTGCTTGAAACAAAGCAGATGATGAATGACTTTGAATCGGGGAAACCGGGGCATCGTGGTCATAGATATTTCTATTATTCCCCTGTTTGCAATTTTGTTGAGGGAGAATATAAAAAGCTACCCGTTGAGCCATACACACTGGGCGCATGGCTTGGTGATGGAACAAATCAAAAGCCCTTGATTTGCGAATCAAAACAGGACAGATGTATTATTGAAAGAATTGTCAACGACGGATATGCTATCGGGAATTATTACGTCCATAAGACAACAGGAGTAGAATATTTTCATTTTGATGGGCTTCGTGCCGACCTAAAAAAGATTGATATGTGCTATCGTTCTACTCGTTGTGTGAAGCATATCCCTGAAGAATACTTTACCGCTAGCATTGCACAGCGCATGGAACTGCTCGCTGGTCTTATTGATACCGATGGTACGTTAAAATCGAATGAAAATCGGTATTCTTTTTCTACAACAGAACCGCAGCTACGTAATGATTTTGAAACGCTCGTGTCTACTTTCGGTTGGCGTTGCTCTGTAACCAGTTATGTTCCTCGCGTTTCTTCTAGTGGTGTTCATGGGAGGAAAACTGTTTATCGGATTGATTTTAACCCAACTTGCCCTATTCCTTGCGTTGTTCCTCGTAAACAGATGAAATCGTTCTCTAAACCTCGCCGTGTGGCATTTTGTGGGTTTGAACGCATCGAGCCGAAGCAAGGCAATTGCATTCAGGTTGAGGGCGGCGTATATTGCGCTGGAAAGCGTCTGATTCCTACCCATAACAGCACCTTGTGCATTTTTTTCATTACATGGCTGATGGGAAACCGCCCGGACGTTGCATCGGTTATGAGCGGACATTCTGACAAGCTAACCAACGGCTTTTACGGCGAAGTTCTGTCTATCATCACTGACCCCGTTACCTATAACTGGGGCAAAATCTTCCCTGATGTTCAGCTTGTGGATAAGAGCGCAAAGGACGAAAGCGTTGACCTGAACCGTAAAAAGCGATTTCCTACCCTTACTTGCCGCTCCATTGGCGGTACGCTGACCGGCGCAGTTGAAATCGGCGAGGGCGGGGTGCTGTACAGCGATGACTTGATCGAGGACTTGGAAGAAAGCCTCAATGTTGAGCGTCTAAACAACAAGTACGATGCCTACCTAAACCAGCTGAAAGACCGTAAAAAGCAAGGCGCATTGGAGCTGATGGTCGGTACACGCTGGAACGTGCTTGACCCTCTGGGGCGCATCCAGAACCAGTACGCAGACAATCCAAAGTACAGATTCCGGGTGATTCCTGCTGTGGATGAGAACGGCCACAGCAATTTCAATTATGACTACGGCGTTGGGTTTGACGATGCCTACTATGCCGATATGAAAGCCAGCATTGACGATGCGACATGGTGGGCAAAGTACATGGGCAAGCCCTATGTGCGTGAAGGTCTACTGTTCCCTGCCGATGAACTTCGATACTTTAACGGTGTTCTGCCTGATGGCGAGCCTGATCGCAAGCTCATGGTCATGGATATTGCATGGGGTGGCGGTGACTTCACCGCCTGTCCTATCGCTTATGTGTACGGCGATGCTGTGTTCATCCCTGACCTTGTGTTCAATAACGGCGACAAGACCGTGACCAGACCGGAAGTCGTGGGCAAAATTATCCAGCATAAAATCAACGTGGTGCGCGGCGAAGCCAACAACGGCGGTGATGAATACTGCGATGTAGTGGACAGCCAGCTCCGGCAGCAGGGCTATCACTGTTCAGTCCGTAGCCAGCGTGCGCCAAGCGGTCAAAGCAAGCTGTCCAGAATTATTCAGTATGCGCCAGACATCAAACGGTTCTATTTCCTTGACGAAAAACACCAGTCGAAAGAGTACAAGGCGTTCATGGAACAGGTGACGATGTTCACGCAGCTTGGTAAAGTTCCGCACGATGATGCACCGGATAGTCTGGCACAGCTTGCCGATGAATTGTATAACGGAATCAGTAAAATTGAGCCTGTCAAGAGGCCATTTTGATTAAAAACACAATATATTGTGTTCGCTGGGTCTATTTATTTGATTTTACTACTTGACAGCGCTTATAATGTATGCAGGAAGTTTTGCAGCTTCCTCTAAGGAATAGCCCGGCATAGCGAGGTTTTGTCATTTTTACTCGCTTGTGTGTCAACGAGCATATTTCTCCTTTCACCGGCGAATGCTTTTCACTCTTTCCATTCGCCGGATTTATATGTTGCGGTCCCTGTTGGTTGGGAATGTCAGCCCGTCTCCCCCAAGGCTGGTAAGCAACGGTTCGATTCCGTTACGCAGCACAACGATTCACTTCTGTTTTCATGGAAATTTTCCTTTTACAACCTCCAATCGTTATTCCCGGCTCTCGATGAAATGGGTTTTGTGACATTTTACCATTTCAAAGAGCAACGATGAATTAAGCCGGGTACATGACACAGAGTGGAGCAGTCTTGTAGCTCGTCGGGTTCATAGCCCGAAGGTCGGTGGTTCAAATCCATCTTCTGTGTCCATCAGCGATTTGCTCCAGTCGGGGCAATCGTGGCTTTTGACACC